AATATACAGAAACACACAAAAAAAAGGGTGCGTCACAGACTTATGACACACCCTCATTGTCGTCCTGATAATCTTTTAACCTTAATCAAAAACCTATAACTCGAAAAAACTTATGAAAACTTGTAAATTGTATTAAATGAACAACACTAACCTTCTTCTTCTGACATCTGTCTCAACTTCTCAGTGAGAGCGTTGTGAACCTCACGCTTATCATCAAGAGTTACAGTCTGTAGCTTAGAACAGTTGAACTCCAATATCTTGATGAATGATGTGACCTTATCCTTCGGTTCACATTTATTCCAAGCAATCAGGAAGTCTTCCCATGCATCTTTTGTAAAGTCAGCACACAACTCACGAAACTCCTTTGTGATAGGAGACTCGTAGCCTTTTTGTTTTCCGCCAGTTTTAGCTCGACCCTTCTCGAACTGACCTTTCGTGTTTCTGTCTGCTGCCATTTTCAAAATTATTTTGCTGCAAAGTTAGCTATATCCTGATATGTGTAAACCTTATCCATTAACTTTGTGAAATTACATATACCTTAATTAATAGATAAGGTTACTATAATATAAGGTATGATTATCTTTGTATCATTATTAATAATTTTAATTTCATATATATGATTGGTACATTAATAGGTGCTGGGCTTGGGCTTGCAAGCAGTATCGCTGGCGGTATAGCTAACCGCAAGGCGAGAAAAAAGCAGGAACAGATGTTAGCCCAGCAACAGAGAGATAATCAGGCATGGTATGACAGGAAATATAACGAAGACCCTACCAAACGTGCCGATACAGTGCGCTTGCTAACCCAGATGCAGGAGCAGATTAAGAACAGAAACAGAGCAGCTAAGGGCAGACAAGCCGTAATGGGCGGTACAGAAGATTCTACTACTGCGGTGAAGGAGGCGAACAACAAGACTCTTGCTGATACGACCTCTCAGATAGTAGCTGCAAACGAAGCTCGTAAGGATGCTATCGAGCAGCAGTATCAGCAGAATAAGCGTTCTATTCAGGGACAACAGATGCAGATGGAAGCCGAGAAGTCTGCTGATACTGCCAATGTTGCTGCTGGTGTGGCTGGTACTGCTGCCAATATCGCTGCTACGCTTGATAGTGGTGGCGGAAGTAGCAAGGCTCCTAAACGTCCTGACGTGGCATCGCCTACCGATACTGACATGGCTAAGTTGGATGCCAAGGTTGGTGCGATTCCTAACCAGCATCAGGTAGCGAGTGACTTGAATAATATGGTTGGCGACAATGCGCCAAAAAAAATCAAAGCATAGCCTATGAAAGCATCAGATATGTTACGTAACAACAATGGCTTGAAGACTACACAGAGTGTACTCAACAAGCAGCAGAGTGGTGTAGATGCTGCCCAAAAGGCGAGTCCTGAGCAGATGAATATGAATACCGCACAAGCTATGTTGCAAGGGAAAGGAGAACAACTTACTCCTCCAAAGGATGCGCACGAACAGGCTGCAAGGATGAATCAGCAGACTGCTGAGGGTATGCTCAACGGCTCTATTCCTACAGACAAACCTTCCGTTCCTATCGTTAAGAAGGAGGAACAGAAACCTCAGCCTAAGCAGCTATCTTATGTAGATATGTATAAGATGCAGAATCCTGAGCGTGAGGAGACTGCCGAACAGAGGGCAAACAGAGAGAAGAAGGAGCGTACGAAGGCTCGTATCGCTGCCCTGGGTGATGGCCTCCGTGCGCTCTCTAATATCTACTTTTCGACTAAGGGAGCCAAGGTGGTACACAATCCTGAGTCGGATATGACTAGGGTTGTGAACAAGCGTAAGGAGTATATGGATGCTCAGAGAGAGAAGAATCGGGCGGCATGGCTGGCTGGTTATCAGAGGGCGATGGCTCTTGATGAGGAAGCAAGAAGTCATGATATGACCTATGCTGAGCAACTTAGACACAACTTGGAAAATGAGAGTATCGCTAAGACAAAGTTAGACCAGAGTCAGCAGAGAATTGACCAAGGAAATAGGAGACTTGACTTATCGAAGATGAAGTATCAGACTGATGCTGATTACAAGAAGGCAGTTTTGGCTATCAAGAAGGCTCTGGCTGATGGTCAAATATCTCATTGGCAAGCGCAGGAGGCTATCCAGCGCATGAATGCTGAGACTGGTCGTATTCGTGCTAACAAGTCGTCGGGCGGTGGCAGTTCAAGGACTGGCTCCTACTCAGGAGAGGTAGATGAGTACATGGATTTGATGGAAAAAGACCCTGAGGGCATGGCTGAGGCTGCAAGGGAAGTAAAGAAGATGGGTTACTCACCGAAGACTGCTGCTGGAAAGAAGGCTCAGAAGATTGCTTATCAGCGTAAGCATGGTAAGGGTAAACAGAACCATAAGCCATCATCCAACAAAGGTGGTAAGAAGAAGACTGGTGTGAACTGGTAGTGTTAATTAATAATATACATATATCATGGCAGAAAGACCATTATACACTTTATACAAGAATCTGAAAGCACAGAACTATGATGTGCCTGATGATTACAATAAGTTTGAAAGTGCCCTGACCAGAGACGGAAAGAGCGGTGCAGATAACAGACACGCTATCTATGAGAACTTGAAGGCTCAGAACTTTGATGTTCCATCTACTTATGAGCGTTTCTACTCTGCACTCTTTGTGCCTCGTAGTAAGACTTCATCAAGGGCGAAAGGTGGTAGTGTTCCTATGAGTGCTGCTGACCGTGCTCGTTTTTCGGCTGGAGCAGCAGCTATCTCGGCAAGTGCAAAACAGATAGCTAATAATGCTGGAAGGTACAACAGACTGAAACAACGCAAGCAGAAACAACAGAAAGATTTCGGTCGTGTGAACTTGGGTACACACCTGACTCCTTTCGGTGGTGATGCTAACAATGTAGTTAAGGATGAGTTCGCTTACAACCCTAAGACTGGCAAGGCTGGCGCATACGTAACATCTGACAATGAGAATGCTTACACACAGAGTGATGCAGAGCAGAAACAGGCTATTCTCGACCAGCAGGATGCCGCTTATCAGCAAGCGGTAGATACTGGCGAGATTCCATCTGTCTTCGATGTTCGTGACAAGAAAGGAAACTATGACTTGCAGGAGAATATCAACAAGAATGGAACCTACCTTACTGAGGAGGGTGCTCAGAAGCAGTTTGACAAGAAACTGGCTGATGCCTATGCTCGAAAGAAGGAGATTGAGGCTCTTATCGCTGAGGATAATCGTCAACACGGAAATCCATTGCTCTCTTATAGTGCAAGTATCGGTGCAGGCAATGGAAGAACTGCTGAGCAGAGTGACTATAGAAATAAATTGGCAACCTCTCTTTCTCTTGTTACTGAGCAGATTGGTGCGCTTGAAGCGGTGAAACAATATCCTACAAGTAGCTGGGGCGAGGATGTTTTGAAGGCTCTTGACAATACTGTCTTTACTGCAAAGACATGGGATTTCGGTCTTACTGATTTCGCTACCATGGGACAGATTGAGCGTATCAAGATAAAGATGGATAACAACATTCCTCTCTCTGGTTCTGATAAGATGCTCCTGAAGAGTAAACTTGGTGCGGATGCTGCTGCGGCTCTTGAAGACGAGAAGATGGGTAACATCTATCGCTGGACGAAGATTGCAGGACAGTCTCTTTCGTTTATGACTGACTTCCTCCTGACAGGTGGCTATGGTGGCATTACCAAGGGCATCAGTCGTGGAGCCTTGAAGTATGCAGCTAAGCGTGGTATGGGTAAGGTAAGTGCTGCTATCTTGAAGAACACTGGTATCGTGGCTGGCGATGTTATCGGCTCGTATGCGATGGCAGGAACTGAGCAAGCGTTGAAGACTGGAGCAGACATCATGCAGCGACATCTGGGTAATCTATATCAGGATGAGAAGGGTGACTATAAGTTTGGCACTTTCGATGAGAACGGAAATCTCCTGCATGAAGGTGGCGAGTCCATTGGTACTGCACTCTATAAAGGTCTGACCTCTGCCATGGTGGAGAACTATACAGAGAAACTGTTTGGTCACAACTATGGTATCAAGAAGGGTGCTATCGCTGCGATGGAAAAGCATGGAATGGATGGGACTGCACAGTTCTTCAAGAATATCGGAAAGAGTGGATGGTACACCAATTCTAAGAAGTGGATGGAGAAGTTCGGTATCAATGGTTTCGGTGAGGAAGTGATGGAGGAGGAGATTGGTATTCCTCTTCACGCTTTGCTGGATGGAGATAATAATTTCTCCGACCTTGGTGATGCTAAACAACAACTCGACATTATCGGTGGCATGGCTATCTCTGTTGGTTCTATGTATGCGATGGGTGCTGGCTCCCGACCTGTAAAAGGTATCTACAATCGTGCTCAGTACTACCGATTCCGCAACAAGGTGAACGTGGCTGACATTGATGCTCAGAACCTGATTGGTGATAACTGGGCAGACATCAAGGACAAGATAGACAACGCAACCAACGAGCAGATGGGTGGTGTGCTCGCTGATATTCTCAGACAGAGAGATACCATGACCAAGGAGCAGATTAATGCTGCTGTTAACTATGGTGTCAACTTGATGAAGATGCGTGGCTACAATATTGCCAAGACTGCTGAAATGAATGCCAAGGAGATTACTAACGAGCCAACAACTCCTGAGGAACAGCATCAGGCAGATATTGACAACGCTTATTCTGAGGGACATGATGCTGATGATGCAGACAAGCATGATATTCAGATACAGCAGGAAGACCAGATGAAAACTCTTGCAGCAGCCTTGGGTATCTCTGAGCAGCAGCTATCTGCCATGAGTGATGAGGAACTGGAATCCCTGACGGGGCAGGATGATAAACTTGACCAAGCTATCTATGATTATCAGTTGTCTTCCGCTCGCTATCAAGGTGTGGTTGATGATGCGCAAGATAAGGTTGACCTCGCTGCACATCAGGCAGAACAGAGAGTGGATATGTTCACAGACCAAAATCGTGGCTCTGTCCGTAACGCTACCATCAAAGCTTCAGGCGGTTTGGAAGACTATGGTGTGTATATTATCAGCGGTAATATTGCTACTCATGATGATGGTTCCATTGATGTAAGTAATAGCGATGATATGATTCTATACTATGACCCGACAAAGAATAGTGTAGAACACGCTGATGCGTTGATGTTCGCTGAACTGGGTGAAGAACTTCCTGCTGATGATGTGAAGGCTCAGGCGGTAGCTGATGCAAAAGAGAATGCTATCAAGGAGATTGCTGGTATCATTGATGGAACCGTTGAAGTTGGCTCCCAGTTCAATGTGACTGATACTGATGGTACTGAACATACCTATGAGGTGTTGGCTGATTATGGTGATGGTACTGCTGCTATCTCTATAGATGGTAACGTGGTGGAGAATCCTTATTCGCTTGCAGACTTGCAGCAGATGAAAGACTTGGAAGACCAGAAGAGACTGGAAGCTGCTAAGGCTCAGCGTGAGCAGTTGGAGAAGGAACGTGCAGACCAACAGACTCAGGAGACAGAAGAGACTCAACCTTCATTTGATTTCAATCAAATACTTAATGATAATGGAAACGTGGTGCTCGTTGATGTACTTGATGAGGATGGTAACACTAAATACCCTGACTCCAAGTTGTTCCTTATTCGTGATACTGGTGCTAAGGCTAAGGTAGTTGAGTTGAAGAGTGATGGTACTATTGTTCCTCATGCTGTGAACAAAGAAGATGTGGCTACAATCTCTTCTATGTCGCTCGATGAATACAAACAAGCTATGCCTGAATCCTCAATGATAGAGGATAATAGTGGAGAAGAATCTGATGAGGATTCTCAACTTGCAAATCTCGGTTTGCCTAAAGGTAGCGAGATATGGATGAGTGGCGATGGTTTCGGAAGACCAAAGGAAAACACTCTATCAAGAGTTGTAGGTATTGATGAGCAGGGCAGTATCGTCCTTGAAGATAAGGATGGTAAAAAATGGTCTGCATCATTTGATTATATCAACAATCATCGTGAGCTTCCACCTTTGGATGAGAATGCCAATCAATCGGAATCAAATGCCGAGGAGAATACTCCTGCTCCTAAGCAGACTCCTGCTATGACTCTTGAAGATGGAACCATCGTGCCTATGCTGGAGGATGGAAATCCTGACTTCTCGAAGCTGACTGCCGCACAGACTGCCGAGTTGTATGACTCCCAGTTTGGCGATGATGCTGATAACGTAATCAGCGGATGGGTATCTGATGCAAAGAAGGAACTCGACAAGGCTAACAACATGACCGTGAAGGGTAAGACTTTCTTAGAACAGAAGGCTTCCAAGGATGCTAAGGAGAAGGCTATTGCTGATGCTCAGGCGGCTTATGATTCTGCTATCGCTATCCGTGATGCCTATAATGAGCGACAACTTGCCAAGGTGGAAGATACTGCTGAGGGTAGAAAGAAACTCATTGAGAAGGCAAGAAGAAAGTTCGCTCGCTTGAAGAGTGCGGTGAAGGATGATGCAGAGGCTGTGGCTCAGATATACAAAGAGACGGTCGGCTCTCTCCTTCATCGTCTGTATGATGGTACTGGTATTGATGTGACAGATACCATTCCGCTTACTGCTGAGGAGTATGTAGCAAGTAATCTCGGTGCTCACTCTCTCAATTACGAGGGAACAGAGACAAGCAAGAGTGTTAAGCAGGAAACTGGATTGAGCAGAGAAGACTTTGCCAAGACTCAGTTGCTCGCTGCTGATGGCAAAGGAACGACTATAGATGCACTCGTACATAGTCTGTGGGATAATCGTCCATCCAACCTTGAATCTCTCGATACACAAGATATTCGTAATGCTCTTATTGATGTGCTCACAAGCGGTTTCAAGGCTTCGGAAGCAAGAAGCTATATTGAGAATATTCGTATTGCTCAGGCTGAAAAACTTCTCGAAGAGCAGGAACTTGCTGCTGAGAATGCTGCATACGCTGAGCAACAGAAGGCTAAGGAGGAGGAAGAGAAGAAAAAGGCTGAGGAGGAGAATGAGAAGATAAATGAGCAGACAAATGAGAATATAAATGCTCCTGAACTTTCCCATGAACAACAAAAAGCTATGGAAGAGGGCGAGAAGTTAGGTTTCCCTGCCATTGACAAGGAAGGCGAACCTATCAATGAATATGTCATAGAACTTGCTAACTGGGCAAAGGAACAAGGCTTGGAGATAGACCCTACATCTAAGTCAAATAGCTACGCCGATTTGTTCTTGATGTGCAAAGATGGCTTTGGTGTTAGCACTCTTGTTCCTGATGAGGGCGAAAATATTAATCAGGTAGTTTATTTCCCTGACAACGTGCAAGACTTTGACCAACTTTGGAAACTGCAAGAGGAGTTCAATGCAGGACGTGACCTTAAACACTCTTCTAATATAGATAGCGAAATCACAGAAGGTGCAACGTTCTATGATGCCGATACTGCTAGAGAGTTCAAAGAGTTTGTTGACAAGAAGGTTGAGGAACAGAATAAGGTGTTTGGTGAGCAGAGACCTGAGGAAGACCTTCCTTTCTCTGCTAGAGACAATGGCAAGCAGCAGACAACATCAGAGCGTGCTGCTGACGTGGAGAAGAATAAGGTGGATGATATGAAGGTCGTGGACAATATCGTAGGACAGAAGACTCGCAAGGCTTTCGAGAGACTGGCTAAGATGATGGGTGCTAACATTCAATGGCAGTACTCTGACAAGTTGGGCAACGGCTGGATTCAGGAGACCACGGATGCCGATGGCAACGTGCATCGTACAATCTTCATCACTCTTGACTCATCTATCACGGAAGGTGCTCAGTTTATCTTCGGTCACGAAATGACTCACCAAATCAAGAACCTGAACCCTGCTACATACAATGAGTTGACTCAGCTTGTGCTTGATACCTATGGCTCTGATGCCTTCGACAAGGCGGTAGATGAGACCATGCAGAGATATTCTGATGCTGGATTCTCTGGACGTGATAGAGATTACTATGCTGAGGAGGTTGTTGCTGATGCTGTAGGTGAAATGATTCGTGACCTCAACTTGGCTCATACTCTCGCTATGAAGATGTCTCATCCTCTGCTCGCTGCTATCCATGAGATATTGCAGAAGATTAAGTTGGCATTCTTTGGTACTGAGTATAGCGATGTGACCAAGAACATCATTCGCTCCATTGAACAGGCATACGTGAAGACTGCCAATAGGGAAGCCGTTGATGCTGCCACTCAGGAAGGTGAGGGAGGACAGAGATTGTCTTTACGTACAAAGCCTGAGCCAAAGAAGACTCAGAAGGTGTACAAACTGATGAGACTTGGAGAAGACGGAAAGCTATATCCTCTCTTCATCGGAAGTGGTGAAGCTATTGAACTCGGCAAATGGTATGATGCAGACTCTCCTAAGTTGCAAGACTTGACCAGTCTATCATCGAAAGATTATGTCGGTACAAGAACTGCCAAGAAGGATGGTGCATCCGTGAAGGAAGAGTATCATTATGGTGCATATATCGTCAACAATAAGACTGGAGAAGCGATGTCGCTGGCAGACTTTAAGGCTAAGTATAGCAAGCAGTTTGCTAGAATGGGCAACAATCCAAACAAAAAGGCGGTAGATTGGGCTACAGACAATGGTTACAGATGGATAAAGATTGAGGAAAAGAATCAGGGGCAGAGTAGATATGGCGGTGAAGCTCGTAGCTACTATAACTATGGCATTAATGGCTCTGGCTCTGTTTCCATCTTCGCTATGAGACCAGGCTGGCACGCTGGCTCCCTTCCTACCATGAGACAGATAGGCAAGGGTAGTGCTAAGAATCTTCGTGACGATACATTTGTGTGGGTGGAAGGTGAAATCCCTGCTGAGATAGATTATAATGAGGAGGCACAGAAGAATGCTGACAAGGATATTCCTGACCACATTCCAACTGATGGCTACTATCTTAAAGCTACAAATGCCAACAAGGAAGCATCACAAGCGGATAAGGTTGGATGGTATGTGGCTGGTGCTTTCAGGGCAAACCGCATCATGTCCGATAAGGAGACCAGAGATATTATTGATGAGTGGAATGCTGCTCATCCTGATGATAATGTGGATTATGATTGGAAACGAGAGAGTGGCAAGGATTTCAATGCAGAAACAATGAGTCTGGAGGACACTCCTAAGTTCTCGTTGAAGGTCTATCATGGTAGCGGTGCTGACTTCACAGAGTTTGACTTCGACCACATGGGCGAGGGTGCTGGCTCCCAAGCATTCGGTTGGGGTGGCTATGTCACCTCATCCAAGAAGATAGGTAAGAATTATGCTACTCTGATGGACAATGACCCTTCTAGGGCATATTATCGCATTCAGCATTCCAATGGTACAAGGTTCGCCAAGAAATATCCTACTCTAGAATCATTCCTGCATGGTGATAAGCAAATAGCCATGAATGACAAGTTTACAGAGCATGAAAAGATTGACTTCTACAATGAAATGAAGAAGTTGGCTGAGCCATACCATAATCTCTATGAGGTGGATATACCTGAGGATAATGGCAGTAACTATCTGGATTGGGATAAGCCTTTGAGTAAAAATCAGCAGGATGCCATTCGTGAAGGGTTGGAGCATCTTGGTGTAGGTATTAAGACGTTAGAAAGCAAAGGTCAGTCTTTTGAGAGAACTGGCGAAGATGTTTACAATAGTACTCTGTATATTGGGTTAACTGGAACAGAGTATGATTTGCCTGAAAAAACTAAAGGAATAAGCAAGTTCCTTTCTTCTGTTGGCTTTACTGGTATTAAGTATAAGGCTGGACGTTACTTCGTTGGTGCTAAAAAGGGCGATGTCAACTATGTTATCTTCAAGCCTGAGGATATGAAAATCACAGAGCACACCAAGTTCTCCATCAAGACCTATCACGGCTCCCAAGCATCATTTGACCACTTCGACCACTCCTTCATGGGTAGTGGTGAGGGTGCTCAGGCTTATGGTTGGGGAACTTATGTAAGCGAGGTGGAAGGTATTGCCAAGGCTTATGCTAAACAGAATGCAAGAAAGCATAAGGGTGAAGATTTTGCAAAGGCAGAACAGACTTATGATATGGCTAAAAGTAAGTATGATGATACTGTACGAAAAATAGCTGATACGGAATTAGAAATCAAGATGTTTTATGAGCCTATTTTTGAGAGAACCAAGAAGTTGTTGGATAAAGCCATTAATAATAACTCTACAGATTTGATTAAGCGTTTCACTGAACGTGTGAAAGAAACTGAGAATGATTTGAATGAGGCACAGCAGAAGTTGGATAATTTTAGAAGTCATATTGATGAGTATTATAACTCAATGGTAGATGCTAAGAAAAAGTATGATTCAATGGAAAAGCCAAAGCGCAACCTTTACACCGTAGATATTCCCGATGATACTGGTGACAACTACATCGGATGGGATGAACCGTTGACAGAAAAGATGTATGATGCTGAAATAAAGATATTGGAATCTGTTGGCTATAAGGTGAACTCCATGAATGAATATGGTACTTTGCTTGACAATACAAAAAATGGTGGCACCCTGATGATTCCTTCAAGAGAAAATGAAACTGGCGGTTCGTTTTATAAAGGTATGGCAGAAAAACTTGGCTCCCAAAAGGCTGCAAGTTTAGCGTTGAAAGATTTGGGCTTTGTCGGTGTGAAGGTTATTGCTCAGCGCAATACTGGCGGCAACAAGGAAGGAAATATGAACTATGTTATCTTTGACGAGGACAATGCTCAGATTACTAATCACACCAAGTTCTCTCTCCGTTTGAAGTCTGCTATTGAAGATACAAAAACCAACCCATCTGATGCGCAGAAGGAGAGTGGCAACTACAAGAAGGGACACATCAAGTTCGGTGGCTACGATTACACAATAGAAAATCCAAAGGGTTCGACTCGCTCAGGCAAGGATGCTAATGGCAAAGAGTGGAAAGTAACTATGCACGATACCTATGGCTATATCCGTGGTAAGTTTGGCAAGGATGGTGACCATTTGGATATGTTTATCAACGACAAGGCAGACCTTGATAATTGGGATGGTGATGTGTTTGTCGTTGACCAAGTGAATCCTGATGGCTCGTTTGATGAGCATAAGGTGATGTATGGCTATGACTCCATGGATGATGCAGAAAAGGCTTATCTCGCCAACTATAGCAAGGGATGGCAAGGTCTTGGCAATATCACTGGAGCAAGCAAGGCTGAGTTCGACAAGTGGCTTGATACGAGCAACCGTAAGCTAAAGCCATTTGCTGACTATGCAAAGGTAAAGTTCTCTCAGGCGCAGTCTGTTTCTGAACCTCGTTACTCGTTTAAGGATATAAAGCCAGTAGGTGTTGGTGCTTTTGGAAATATATACAATCAGTTCCGTGGTAAAGCTAAAGCAGCTATAGAGTTTTTGAAGAAACTTGGTAGCGGTGAGGCAACTGCTGCACTGCATCATCATACTATTGGTGATATATCTTTGGTATGGGGAGATAAAAAGACTGGTCTTGATAAGATTCTGAGAAAGCATCCTGAGGTCGTTGACAATTTGCAGTCTATCATAGATAGTATGGAGGTTGTTCAAGAAAGCGACAATCGCATCAAGTTGGAATCGCCTACACACTTTGCTGTTGTAAGTAAGGAGTATAAGGGTGAACCTAGAGAACAATGGTTGTTGACTGCATACGAGAAAAGAGAATCCTTGGAAAATGACAAGAGTATGGACACTGCCACTTCTTCGTTGGGAGGTGACACAGCTCTCTCCCAATCCAAGGGTTCTGCTGCAAAGATAGACAATTCTTCTGAAACTTCCAAGGAAAATGGAGAAAAGTTTTCATTGAAGGACGAAAAAACCATGTTTGGTATGCACAACATCAGTCTTGATAAGCTTCGCAAGGCTATCAAGCAAGGTGGCTTTGCCGCACCTTCCATGGGTGTGATTGACTCAAAGAATGGAATATATTCTGGCTATGGAGAGATTACATTGATACCGAAGGCAGAAAAAATTGCCAAGAGAACAGGCAAGAATATCGGCACTTATGCCGCAGATGCCTGGACTCCTATTTATCCTCCAGTAGAAAAGAAGTTTGGTGGCAATGGTGGTGATGTCGCTTACGACGACATAGAATCCGTTCCAAAGGAAATGCAACGTCTCACAAGAAATGCCATCAATAGCTTCATGGATGGTCGTGAAGCAAACGGATTGGCTTATCTTTACTTGCAAGAGAAAGGAAAAGCTCCTGAGTTGGTTCATGTTGAAGGCAAATATCCAAAGGAACTTCATGATGAGGTGAAGGGTATCTTGGGAAAATTAAATGGTATCTATAATACTACGGATGAGCAAAAGGAGAAACTCCTTGACTTGTTTATTCGTGAGGTGTATGATGGCAATAAGGAAGAGTTTGACAATGACATCAAGAAATTCATTAAGAAAGACGAGGAGCTTATCAAGAAAAGACCAAACTCTAATATTGCCAAGAACAAACAACTTGATGTTGATTGGATGAAGGAACATGGCTATGACTATGGGGCTTTGTCTCGTTTCGTTGATGGCATACTGCGTGATGCGGAGACTTCTGGTAAGGTGGATGAGAATGCAACGATGAAAGCTGCACAACAATACATTCAGGACAAAGGCATGAAGGAAGACTTCGATTCATGGAAAGAAAAACTCAATGACCGCTATAATGTGGAGGAGGTTATCTTTGCTGGATATAAGCCAGATGGCAATCGTAAGTATCTGCCTAACACTGTGGAGAATGCCGTGAAGGTAATGAAACAAGATGGCAAGAATGCTTCCGTTGGTTCGGCTTCTTTCAGTCATTTCGTAGCATCCATATTGAAACCTATGGGGACTCTTGACCAAATCCGCAAGAAGAAGGGCAATTTGACTGGCAACTATGAAGATGTTGAGAAGTTTCAAGAAAAATGGCAACCAGTCTATGATGAGTTGGCTGATAAGATGCAACCTGATGCAGAACCATTTGAAAGCTATGGCATGGACAGATTGGAAGAGGTTGCCACACAGAAGAATCCAAAGAAATATGCCAAGGAAGAGTATGGTGTGGACTTGACAGACGAGGACATCAACAAATTGAATGAACTTATTGAAGCTGTCAAGAATGATAAGCCTTCTATTTACTTTGAGACCAAGTTTATGCGTCCTTATGGTCTTGACGAGTTTGAGAAGGCTATTGTTCCAAACGATACTCCAAGCGATGTGGTAGATGCCTTGAAGATGGCTGGCATTGATGTGAGCAGCTATGAGCGTGGAAATGCAGAGGACAGACAGAAGGTTACTATGGATGCTATCAATAGCAGCGACAATATTCGTTTCTCTCTGAAATCAATGATGGCGAAACCTGAGGGGTGGAAACAAGCCAACAAGAAGGCTATACATATTGCTGAAGCTATTGAGCGTGACCCTAAGTTTTCTTTGAAGAACTTTGATGGCACTCTCATTAAGGCAGGAACCTACTTTAGTGGTGGTGGTCTTGTTGAGGAAGGCTTGAAGGGTATCATCGACCCAGTTGTGGCAGTGGAGTATGATGAGAAGATAAGCGGTGTATATCGCAATAACTTCGGGCAGCATATCGTTACTGCTGATGTCCGTGATGTTGACCCTAAGGAATTGGTGAAGCAGATAGATGGAGAGGTGGAGTATTTTCATGCTTCTCCTGTATGCAAGAACTACTCTCAGGCGAAGAGTAACCATGCTGAGGTGGAACTAGACAAGGAGACTGCTGCTAGTACAGCCGAGTTTATCAATGCTGTGAAACCAAAGGTGGTGACCATTGAGAATGTGAAGGGGTATAAGGATTCAGATGCCATGAAGACTATTACCGATGCTCTGGATACAAACGGCTACACTTGGGATGCAGATGTGTATAACGCTGCTGACTATGGAGGCTACACCAACCGAGAGAGATTGATTGTCCGTGCGGTTCGTGATGGCAAACTTCCTGCCAAGCCAAAGAAGATGGCACACAAGAGTGGATGGTATGAAGCTGTGGCTGATATTATCCCGACCCTGACCGAGAAGAAGAATGGTGTGGCTCCTTGGATGGATATTCGCTTGAAGGCTGATGGCATTGACTGGAGAAACATTGACAAGCCATTATATGTGATGGGAAGTGCCTATGCTGACGGAAAGATTCCTCATGCCTTTGCTGACGAACTCCTGCCAACACTCAGAACTAAGAGCGGTGACGTGATTATTATGCCTGATGGTAAGGTATATCGTGCCATGGGCAGAGTGCTCGCAAGAGTATCAGGAGTGAGCGATGATTACAAGATGCCATTCTCCGAGAACCTGAGCCATACCATCATCGGCAACGGAATCCCTACCCAGTTGACGGAACATGTGATTGCTCCTCTGCTTACTGGCTCTGACCCTAAGTTTAGCATCCGTACCTATCATGGTACTGGTGCTAGCTTTGACAAGTTCGATTTGTCTCATGCCTTGGAAGGCGAGGGAAGTGAAACATTTGGACATGGAGTATATGTTACAAACTCTAGCAAGATTGGACGTGAGTATGCCCAGAGAGCCAAGCAGAGAAAGATGGCTGACCTCTATAAGAATATGCGCTACCCTGATGGGGTGAAGGGCGATATTTTCAAGAGAAGAGTCTTTGGTGAAATGGTGAACGATGTGGCTACTGGCGGTAGTGTGGCAAGTGCCAAGGAGTTTGCCAAGAAACGTGTCGGTGCTGATGCCAACGATATTCAGCGTACGCTTGAAAACTTGAAGGATAGAGAGAAGGGAACAGAATACGAGCAGAATTTGAAGGATAGACTTGCAGAGTATAAGGAAGGTTTGAAGTGGATTGATTCCATTGATGAGGACTATCTGACTCAGGGAAATGCTAACCGTTATGATGTAGATATTCCTGATGATAATGGAGATTACATTGATTGGGAGAATAAATTGAAAAAATCTCATTTGAATAAGGTAAATAAGGAGTTGGTTAGAATTGGCAAGGAGCCTATTGAGACCATTTATCCAAGTCGTGTTGATGGTAAGGTAAGAGGTCAAGACTTATACGATGAACTTTCCTCTATGCTTGGTTCTAAAGAAGCAGCTAGTAAGTTGTTAAGTGATGCAGGATTTATTGGAATTAAGTACCCTGCTGGCACCATTCATGGCGATGCTGAGGAAGATGATTACAACTACGTGATATTCGATGAGAACAATGCCAATATCGTGGGTAATACCCGATTCTCCTTGCGCTATGACCGGTTTGAGCATGACCTGAATCAGTGGAAGAAGGACAACAATCTGCCTAAGGATGCCCAGCGACCAACCATCCCACAACGTAACGCTGGCGAGAATGCCGTCGACTTCTTGAGGAGAGTGGACGAGTACCGCAAACAGATGGCTCTGTGGAAGACTGCTCCAACCTACGAGCAGCATCTTCTCAGCGATGATACTGCCCTTGGAGAGTTCAACCGAGAGTTGCAGCGTGGTTCTGTGCTCAAACGTATCGCCTTCCAAGATAGTATGCTGGCTATCCGCAAGGCTCAGGAGGCTATCATGAAGGAAGTGGGTGTTGACCGCCTGAACATGGCTGAGGATGCCTATACTGCCGAGAACAGAAGTCATGGTAAAGGCAAGAACGAGTTTGAGGAGTATAACAATGAGTTCTTGCAGCCACTCAGAAAGGCTTATCATCAGATGAAGAAGGTACTGGGCGATAGCTATGATAATGTTCGTATCTACATGATGGCTAAGCATGGTTTGGAGCGTGATGCACAGATGGCTTTCAAGAAGTCTCTGGAAGCAGACTATGAGGACGTGGCTCAGAGAAGTGCTGCATACAAGGCTTACAAGGGTGATATGAATCGTATCATTAATGATAGCGACTTGGAGTTTGGTAGAGTGGACTTCACTACTTGGAGACAGAGAGATAATGCACTCAGAGTGAAATACTCTCCATCCTATATGAACTATCGTTATGATAAGATGGGTATCGCCTACGATTACTCAGGCTTGTCTGCTCTATTTGATGGCTCAGACTTCGAGGAAGCTGCCCACAAACTGGTAAAGGATATTGAGAGTAAGTATGTAGCTGAGACACACGACCTCTGGGACGCAACGAATGCGGCTACCAAGAAGATTCTCCGTGATGGCTACAAGGCTGGCATGATGAGCAAAGATACTTATCAGTATGTGCGTGATATGTATAGCCATTATATTCCTCTCCGTGGCTGGGATGGTACTACTGCCGACCAAGTATGGGACTATATTGGTGGTGGCAAGGGTGCGTTCAATCAGACATTGAAGAAGGCACACGGACGAACCTCTATCGCTGATGACCCTATCGCATACATTGAGAACATGGCAGAGAGTGGAATCCTGCTCAACAACAAAAACTGGGTGAAACAACATCTGATGCTCTTGGCTCAGAATCATCCAACTTCCCTGCTGACCCTGAGCAAGGCTTGGTACGTGAAGAGTACGGATGCCAACGGCAACGAGGAGTGGATTCCTGCTACACCTCAGATTACTTCTCAGATGAATAGCAATCAGGTGAAGGCTGCCATTGATGCTTTCGAGCAGAAGATGGAACAGATGGCTCAGACTGGCGATGCTACTCAGAAGAGAGACGGACTGAACATTGCCTATCCTCAGACTCATAGCGAGGAGAGAGAACATGAGGTAAGAGTGATGAAGGATGGCGAGGAGTACGTTATCTATGTGAATGGCGACCCTCAGTTGGCTCAGGCAATGAACAATACCAGAGCACACCGAGTAAGAGAGATTCAGAGCGGCAAACTGGATAGGGCTGCTGCTTGGCTGGGAAGAAAGATGGCTGCTGCCTATACCAGTCTTTCGCCTCTCTTCATCCCTTCCAACTACTTCCGAGACTTGACTATGACTCTTGCTTCTACCGCTATTCGTGAGGATGGCAGATACAATTATCTGCTCAGAAAGAATCTGGCTACTTCTTGGAATCTTGGATTCATGCTGAAAGACTATCAGAGCGGCAAGTTGAGAGAGAAGGTAAGCAACGGAAACGCTACACCAAAGGAACAGATGTTCTATGATTTCATGATGAATGGTGGAGAGACTGGCTTTGTTTCTTCGCTTGATGTGGAAGACTTGAAGAAGAAATTCAAGAATGACTTGAAGGATTTGGATAGATGGAAGACGAACCCAGTAAAGGTAGGACACACCATCATGGATGGCATTGAGTTCCTGAACAGAGCAATCGAGGATAGCAACAGATTTGCGGTTTACATGACCTCTATTCAGTATGGACGTTCCATTGATGAGGCTGTAAATGATGCCAAGGACGTGACCCTGAACTTCAACCGCAAGGGTACTGGTGAATATGGCTGGCAGATGATTAGAAACCTTTATCTCTTCATCAACCCAGCAGTACAGAGTTTGCAAACATTGGGTGCGCTTGTCAAGCATCATCCTTTCAAGTTCACGGCTGTTACTGCATCATGGTTGGCGAGTGGTGTGCTGGTTCCTATCGTTAACGCTGCCCTGATGAGTCTGTTGGGCGGTGATGATGATAAGGATAAGTACTGGCAGTTTACAAAGTGGGATAGACGAAACAACCTGATTATGTGGGTTCCGTTTACTCATGAGTATGTGAAGATTCCGCTTGCTCAGGAGTTCCGTGCCTTCTATGGAGTAGGCGATATGATTGCATCCAAGATGATGGGTGGCGAGTTGGCTGAGGAGAGTTGGAGCCAGTATGCAGAAGACTTGCTCGGTCAGGTGGTGGATATGCTTCCGCTCGACCCTACTGGCTATGATGGCAATATTGCGGTCAGTCTGATGCCGAATGCTATTCGCCCAGTCTTTGAGTTGGCTTTCAATGTTGACTTCACAGGCAAGCCTTTATTCAAGGACACAGAGTATAACAAGTATGACCCTAACTTCACCAAGGCATACGTGGGCACTCCTGATTGGTTGGTTCGTGCATCCAAGATGGTTAACTCAATCGGAAACGACTATCCTGATGTGCAGCAGAATAGTATTGATGCTTTCGGTGACCCAAGATACAATCTGAATAACCCTGCCGTGGTTGACCATGTGTTGTCTTCTTATCTCGGTGGTGCTTACACCATGGGCAGTCAGGTACTCGGTATTCTTACCAAGTCACTCAACGACCCGAAGGAAATCAAGGTGGCTGATATTCCATTATTCAGCAAGTTCGTCAGCAATCCTGATGATAGACCGGTTACTAAGAAACAAGGCGATGAGTTCTGGAATATGAAGGAGAACCACGACCGTGCAGCCAATACCCTGAGCAAGTTGAAGAAACAAGCTAAGGTGGATGGCGATTACTCTATGCTGGAGCGGTTCTACGGCTCTGAGGAGTATAAGCAGTATAAGCAGGATGATGTGAAGGTGAAGAAGTATGAGGAAGACAAGAAGAAGGAACGTGCTGAGGAGAGTGGGGAGGAGTATAGACCTCACAAGTTGAATGCCGAGGATATATACAAGGCTCACGCTACTCCGAAGGATGATTTTGAGGACTTGAAGCTGAAACAACTCTACACTAAGTTGAACGGATTCAAGATTTCCTATGACCTCTTGGTTGATACGGCTCCTAGTCAGAGCGATGGCTACTACAACACCAACAAGGCAGCCATTGATGCCATTAACGAGATTTCCCTTGATAAGCAGAAGATTTCCGAGTTGAAGAAAGGTTTCTTGGATGATGGCAAGCATGCCTACAACGCTGAGGACATGAAGCAGATTCGTGAACTGAGAAAGAAGATTCTTGCCGTGCTGGAGAAGGCTAACAAGGTGGTTGTGGCTAATCAGAAGGCGAATGCTAAGAAAAAATAAATATGGCTATCCCCTGAAAGTATAAGGCTTTCGGGGGATATTTACTTTCATTCTGAAACTTTTTGCTTCTTTAATTTGAGTAAAACTTTCAATCTGTTAGTATTTTTAAAGTTTAATATTTAAAGTTTTATATAAATCAATATATTCCATTTGTTTTTATTAGATTTGCCAAATCTGAGAACGTTTATAAATTCTATAATTTGAAAATTCTCAATCAAAAATAAACTAAAAAATGAAGGCTTATGAAGCAAGATGATGATGACCAACGGGTCAGAAAATTGATGGGAGAGATAGTCAAACTCCTCCCTGAGCGTAGTAAAATAAAAACAGATTTACTTTACTTCAAGTATGCACCAATCTTGGTCATGCTTACCAGATGGTATGGTGTATCTCAATTCTATGACAACAAAATGGAGATAACACTTTGGTATGAAGAGAATGAGGAACCTATCTGGTTCTTCTATTTCATCACTTATATCCTTTACCCTATTTCCCTTTGGAAAGGGCAGGTGTTGCATAGATTGTGTGTAGAATGGCGAATACCTCTCTTATATGCAGTAGGAGTCAATGTGATACACTTCATGTTTGACTCTGTTGTTATCACAAACAACATGTATTATTGTGATATGTTTCTGATTACACTCATTCTAATTCTATATGCTTATGTCGCAATTAGTAAATTACAGAATCATAGAGGCAGGACTTCGTGTTCTTGCTGACAAAGCGCATGAATCAGCAGTAGCGCAAGAAGAAGGCAAACCAATACCTTGTGGTCTGTCAGAAGGGGACTTGGAACTGGTAGCACTCCTTACTGCCATGATGAATGATACGCAAGCCAATAAGGGTTGGTGCGCCCACGAAATGGGTAAGTCTATCTCGTCTTTCGAGAAGTATGTTCACGATGGCAAGATACCAGAAGGCATCCATGACCAGTTTGGGCATGAGAAAAAGTGGAATAAATCTCTTATCCGATTCTTTGCTAATAAGAAGGCTTTCTTCCGTAAGCAAGCAAAGAAGTATTGCATAAATATTTAGGAATAGCTAAACTGATACATATAGGAGAAACTAAATAGCCTCTCCTATATTCTTATGACCTTTTCCGTAATCGCAAATCGCTGCTATTCAAATACTTAAACAACCTTTTACGAGTTTATCAATACCTATCCATATTATTCGTATCTTTGTGTCCGTAACGTTACGTAGTATTAATCAATTAATGTTTAACAAAAGATTCAGGATAATATGGAAAGTAAAACGTATGTATTCGGAAATGAAGGCTCCACATCTAACAATGGGATGCTCGGTCTTCTTGCACCTCTGCTCCAGAAGCAGGGTGTTGACCCAAATGTCCTTCTTGCCATGAAGGGAAACAATGGTTTCGGTGGCGAAGGTGGATGGTTCATGTGGGTAATCTTCCTTTTCTTCCTCATGGGTTGGGGTGGAAACGGCTGGGGAGGTTTCGGCAATAATGGTCGTGGTGGTCTCGCCAACGAAATTAACAATGACTATGGTCGTGGTCTCCTGATGGATGCTATCGGTGGTAACCGCAATGCACTCAGCAATTTGGCTACCCAGTTGAACTGCACCGAAGGTCAGATTCAGAGTGCTATTTCTGCCTTGACCTCTCAGGTTCAGAATGTAGGTAATCAGGTTGGTATGAGCGGTATGCAGACTATCAATGCTTTGCAGCAGGGTAATATGCAGATTGCTCAACAGATTGCTAACTGCTGCTGCGAGAACCGCTTGGCTATCTGCCAGCAGACTGGAACCTTGCAGAATGCCATCAACAATGTGGCTACTGGTCAGGAGCGTGGTTTCTCTAACGTAGCTTACGAGACTCAGCGACAGACTTGTGACTTGCACAACGCTATCAAGGAGAGTACTCAGACTATCGTTGATGGTCAGAAGCAAGCTGAAATGCGTGAAATGCAGAACAAGATTGATGCACTCCGTGAGGAGAATAGCACCTTCAAGTCTTCTGCTATGACCTCTCAGATTGTTGGTCAGGCGGTGGCTCCTATCAATGCGGTATTGGCTGGCTTGCAGAACGAGGTGGCTGGTATCAAGTGTAAGTTGCCTGAGACCGTAACCACTCCTTATAGCCCATTTACTGCGGTTCCTAACTGCGTGGCTTATCAGGCAGGCTTGTATGGTTTGAATGCTGCTAACAATGCAGGATTCTGGGGTTAAAGAAAGGAGGCTGCTATGTTATGGTTAAGACCTTACACATGGGTGAATCGTAATGGTTCGGCAGCTATCGCTTCTACGGGCGTGGTGGTGAACACCAACAATGTTGTTTTCTCGTTCAAAAACCACGCCTTCCTGAATGCCAGCTACAGAGGAACGATTTTCGTTAACCTGATGCAGGCTATTCCGACTGGAACGACTGGTACGCTGCCTATCCTTTTCGAGACCAACGGAAGTACTCAGGCTGTGACCAAGTATAATGGCGCACCATTGACGGTTGCAGACGTGCAGGGAACTGGTGTTTATCAGTTCTGGTTTGAGAGAGATACTAACACCCTACAGATGATGTCGGGTATTGTTTAACAAGAATAGATAATAGGAGATTATATTATGTTTCAAGGTTTAAGAACTAATTCCTTATTTTATGTTCTCGACAAGGGCGAAAACCCGAACTTGCGAGTCGGTCAGGTGGTTTCAGTAAGCAACCCTCAGACGAAATACCCTACCTTCAATAACGGCTTCACACCTCATCCTATGGAAACTGTGGTTGATGTGAAGGTGAAGCTGGGTGACGAGGAAGTGGATTTCAAGCAACTGCCAGCAAACGGACAGATAGCCAACGACAAGAACCTTGTGGTTAGCGACAATAAGGATGCCATGAGTGCCGAGGTGGATGCCATGCTGAGACAATCCAAGGCGATACTGGAGAGCGTAGATTACAACAAGAGGGTAGTAGAATCTTGTGAGGGAATGCTACAGCAACTCAACCCCCAGATAGCCAAGGAGAAGGAACAGACCGAGAAAATCAACAAACTGGAAGGTAAGGTTTCAGGCATTGAGGGCAAGATTGACAAGATGATGGGATGGCTCCAGCAGACCATGAGCAAGTAATCTCCTACCTATCTATTCACTTTAATATCTTATAGCTATGGTAATGATTGAGATTACAGAAGATAAGTTCGATGATTTGTATGAAAACATCGAGTCTATGCTTGGTTTTGGCAGCAAGGCTATGTCTTGTCTGAAAAAGATGAAGCAGGAGCGTATGGGTGAACGTATGCCTGACTATCGTGACGATTGGAGAAGAGAGCGTGAGGAACGTGAAGAGCGTGAGAACAGACGTAGATTCAACAACGTCAACGATGATTGGAACTACCCGAACCGCTATGGTGAAAGAGGTGGTGGCGGCTACAACGGTGGCGGTCGCTAATGTTTAACTTGGGAGTTTTGGTAGTGACATTTATGTCGTGACCAGACTCCCTTTAATATTCAGCAATATGGGAAAATGCAGAATGCCATTGGATATGTATGACATCAAGCCTGAGGCAATGGTTGCCTATCTCAGATACAATGGCTATCATTTCAGCAAGAAGATGTGCGAGTGGGCGGTAAGCCTGATGTACAAGTATGACCCTTCCTCCAAGCGTGATGTAAGTATCTCGTTTTGGGATAAGGAGAAGGTGGATTCCCTTCTGCTTGGTCAGGGAGTAGAGGTAAAGAATAAAGCTGGCTACGACCATGTATATGTGGCGAATATGGCGAGGGCAGACTTCTACAAGTCTTCCATCAAGGATGAGGAGCAGTTGGCTCAGTTCATCAAGGATATGGTGGATGATGTCGACCAGAAGGATGGTTTTATCTTTAACCGATTCTATGCCGACTGCTGCCATAATGGTGTGCCTATTCCTTGGGAAGATGTGTTATGATGAGAAGAGTGATTGAACTCCCGAAGTACGATTGGAGCATAGTATGTTTCATAGGTTATCAGCCACCTGATGCCGATGAGATATGCCATGCTCTTTCTGATATAGGATGCAACGGAAATCCGCTATCAGAAGCATACGAGCATTTAACTAAGCAGAGTGCAGACAGAGGTCTTACCTATTCCAACCTATCAGAAAGAAGGAGTGTGCTTGCCATTGGGGAGTGTGAATCTGATGGTAGCATCATCAATACCATTGGACATGAGCTTCTTCATGTGGTAGCGCATATCTGCGAGCAAGATGGGATAGATATGATGAGCGAAGAACCATGCTATATGATGGGTAGTTTGTGCGAGAAGTTCTTTGATGTTTCGAGTGTTAATAATGTTAATTGATAGAGACGAACCGAATTAATTAGTTATCTTTGCACCAATCAAATTTTCAAACTTATGAAGAATAAAATTATATGTTATATTATAGGTGTACTTGGTTGCATAATTATTGATGTAGGATTTGTTGCAATAGCAATCCATCATGAAGCACCAGTTTCAGATTATATTCTTATGGGTATATTCCTGCCTGTTATTGATTTTCTGTTCCTTGTTATTTGCAGTTTATGCTTAAAGAAGTCAGGAAATGAATGCTTGGTTATCCAATTACCTGATGCAGTATATGATGATGAACTGCCTAAGTTAAAATAAGAACAGAAAATATAAAGAATGAATATAAGAAAAGGGAGTGCTAAACAACACTCCCTTCTTCTTTATCTTTTATGGTTTACTCTCCATACTTTGGTTCCTCATACACCAAGTTATGCTCATCTACGTAAGCCTTGGCTTCTGGGTATGTATCAAACTCTACTGCGGTGGCATTTACTGCTGGGAATACCTCAGCATTGTCACCTTCCTCTGTGAGAGGGAACACCATCTTGGTTCCCTCATGCACTACCTTATACTTCTTTGTTAACTTATTCAATTCCATATTTTCTAACTATTAATCAGTAATTAATTGTGATAATGTATATCCTGCATTTTGCAAGGTAGAGACTGCCGAATCAGATGCAAATGTTCTGTGAGAATTACCGAAGAAAAATGTTTTGCCTGTTACTCCTTCATCAGAACACTTTGCCATATTCTTCAAGAAATTATCTGTATCTGTTGCTGTTTTGAATTTACTTGTAATAACAATCTTTGGCATATTGCTAGGGCGCAAAGATTCACTAGACCAAGTGTTATTTAGTGCTAAGTTTTGGAATGCAATTAAATTAGCGTGATTTGCAAAATCCTCTAAATTTCCTTCTAATACAGAGTTATCCATCGAAAGAATATTTTTGATTTTTGAGCAACCTATCAATGAAGAAAGACTTCCGTAAACATGGCTATTGCTTATATCGACTGTTGACATGTTTTTATTGCCTGCCAAATTAGCAATATCACCACTAATAGAAGTTTCTCTAATATTTAGAGAATTTAATGAAGTCATTTTGGACAAACTGTCCAAAGAACCAGTTATTTTGCTTTTTGCAATATTCAATCCTTTTAAATTCAAATCGGATATTTCCGACAAATCACCTTCCTGATAAGAATTTGATATAGCTAAATTATAAAGGTTTTTGCAATAACTCAAATCAGACAGTTTCACGCAAGCTCCATAACCATAAGATGTGTCAATCTCTTTTAACGAATACTTATCAGTAAGTAAAAGCAGACCTTTTGCTTCTTTTGTAGTTACAACATTGTATCTGTTAAGTTCATAATCCGGATAAGAAGGCAGTGTACAACCGCTTGTTCCTTTCCAGTTACATTTGCTACCCGAAAACGTCAAATTACCACTAATTTTGTTTGCCAAGTTCTCTTCTCCAATGACATTCACTCTAATAGCACCCAAAATAGGTAATGTATCATTGGTTACACTACCCTTTAATCTTGTTATAAAACATTTAGCCATACTAATTCTTTTTAAAATATAAATCAAAAATTGTTATTAATTCACTAAAAATTGACGATAGTTTTCCTATTGTCATATCCTTATTACGAACTCCCCATTTACTTACGCCATTTTCAAAATCACCATAGTCGATACTTGATTGAAGCTCGTTTACAAGCATAGAAAAATTACCTATAGTAAAGACTGTTTTTCTAAGTTCCCAATACCTTTCACATATCTCATTCCAATATGTGGAGGCTAATTTTATCCAAACAGTATTTTTCTTGTTAACTTCCAAGTTGTATTTGTACACATTGAAAGACAAGTCCAGGTCATAAATGAATGGAGAGAAAACAGTCTTATCTTTTCCGCTATATAATATGAGATTATGAATATCATTGTCTCTCATGCGGAAGAACTGAATAAAGATATAATAATCTATCCAATCATTGATGTTCATGTGCTTTGGTGCTGTATCTTTAGTAAAATCATCACCCTTGATAAACTGATAGAATTTTTCAACAGCAACTCTATTGCTTTCAGTTGGTTCATCATTCATTTCATCTTCCCATGTGCTCCAATTAAATGTGTCCCATGTACATCCAACTCCTCCGCTAAGAATCATTCCATCTGCATCTTTAGAAAGCATATAATTTGCCTTGTCTTTCTTATAACCAAAGAACTGTATGCTATAAAACTCACCACCTACAGAAGTACATACAGGGAAAGATTTGATGATACCTGTAGCACCAGTTGAAATGATAGAAGAGCTATTCCAAGGATATTGTTCATTGAAACTACGTAATTCCTTAGCTTGTAAATACAGACGAAAGATTATTGGCTCTTTCAATTTTGTATCATCAGAGTAATAAGACTTCAAGTTGAACTTATCTACTTTCAATAACTCTCCAATTTTCAATTTCATCTTGCTTTTGTAATCTGACTTAACAAAGGCATATCTAAAGTTCCTCTGTCTGTTATATAAGGTTGACGAACCTTGAAAGGAAACCAATACATTATATGTTCCTTTAAGATAGCTGCCAAAGTCTATGTCAACTACACACCAATGCTTAGTATTTTTACTGATTTTCCATGTTCCGACATTAGGCTTATCTACAATTTTTGTAACTTCAATAGAAGTTGGATTTACAGTATATGAACCATCACTGCCCTTTGTAAGTGATGAAGTTACATAAGACTTGCCCCCAACCTCCTTTACATCGGAAGGTACATAGAAATCCAAAGATACACTTTCAGATGTCACAGAATATACTCCATCTGTATTTTGAAGTGTTGATTTAACAAAATACTTGTAAGGAGTCAATCCTTTTTGAGCATTAGCTTGCGTATCTTCATTGACAAGCATAGCCATTATTCCGTCCTTATCAGAATATCCTTTATTCGCTGTCAGATAAAAAGTTTCTTCTTTAATATCGGTGTAACCATATTTTGGAAGATTCATGGTACGAGGTACATTCAATTCATTTCCTGATTCATTTGAACCTAATTTTGCAGAACTGAAAATGATTTCCCTATTTTCATGTATAACATCATTTTTATCTGTATAGCGTAGTATTTTGTCATCAGAATCAAGCAGTAGTTCTTTGTAATCTTCCACCTCATCTTCATATATTGTTCTATCATTGAAATTTATTGGAGATTTTGGTATCAGAGTAGTATAAAATGTTTTTGAACCATCAGGATTTGTTGCAGAAATAATCTTTCCTTCTGCATCAGTCTCAACTGCCATATATTCAGGATTTTCCTGCAAAGAGAATATATCAAGAAGTTCTTTGAGATTGGTATCTATTGTACCTACCTTTTCCTGCAATGATGTAAGGTCTGCTTGAAGCTGAGAGATAACTTGTTTCAACGCATTGACAGCATGGATTTCGCCAATGATTTCTCCGTCTCTTCTGATACCAAGAACTACTTTATCGTCAGTAGTAACCCAAGCAGCAAAGTATTCCTCATTCTTAATGACATGATACATTTCATTAAGAGGATAATAAGGCTCGCCAGTTGCTCTGTAGAAGCCGAACAAAACTCTATCCTCTGCATCTACTATAGCTTTGAGGAACTCTTCGTTCTCAATAACCCTGAACGGAGTATCTTGCACATTACCTTCCTCATCCTTGATAGTTGTCTTATCAAGGTTCTTGGCTACGTTGTCAAGATTAGCCAGTATATCTGTCAAAGATTGAGAGTTCTCAATGTTGGCAAAGAAGGTCTTCAACTCATTCATGGTGTCAATGACATTGGTTGTGTCCTCATCACCCATGATGGTTGCTACTTTCTCTGCAAGAAGAGTTACTTGTGATTGCAATCTGTCCTCTACTGCACTTGTTTTGCCAAATACAGGAGTACCATCCCACTGAATACCGAAGAGAAGTTTGTCTTCTGCATCTACCTTTGCAAAGATAAATTCCTCATTCTGAATGTAACGGAAAGGAGTGTCAACTACAGTTCCATCTTCATCTTTAATGGTTGTCTTATTAATGAATTCTAACAAGTCTGTCTTATCCTGCTGGCACTGATTGATAATCTCCTGAAACTTTGCTTTTATTGGTGCAGGAATACCTTTGCCCCAATCTACCTCACCATCTAAATTGATGGTAAACAATAGATGGTCATTTGCATCTACAATTACCTTGATGAACTCTGGAGACTCAATCTCTCTGAATGGAAGAGCAAACTGAGAGACTACCTTATCCTCTGAATCACCGAACTCTTGGGCAATATTCTCCTTGTCGAACTTTTCTTCTGCTAAGTAGCTGAGTTTGTCTTCTACAGAAAACCAGTTTGCTGGGTCTGCTGACCATGAATTTGCCTTTAAAGCATAGCGGTAGATGGTATTACCTGATTTGTAGGTGATTGTGAGACCTACCTTCTGAAATGTGGTAGGAACAGAGTTGATGGCATCTAGGAGCGTAGCGTGAGTTACAGAACCTCCTTTTGAGCAGTCGTAGGTTAGGATGCCTAACTTGCCTACCTCGGCTGAGAGAAAGTCGGTTTCGCCACCAGTAATAGCATCATTGACTAAGGTCTTGTTGCTCGCATCGGCTACACCGCTGTTTCCCTGCATACCAACTTCACCTTTGTCACCCTTATCACCTTTGTCTCCTTTATCTCCTTTATCTCCTTTACTACCATTGTAGAACTTAACTTGCTCGGACGTACCATCATGACGGGTTAGAGTGATAACATTCTCGCCACCATCCTCTGCACTTTGCTTGGTTTGTTTTAAGGAATCAAAAGAATTGTCGGTGCGAGTCTTCATTTCTTTATTGATGTCAGACTGCATCTTTCTTCTGTCCTTGTCGAAGATGTTGTCGGAATTAGCCAACTTACCATCTTTTCGACCTGAAACGATTGTTCCGTTATATCTTTGTTCTGACATATTTATATTATTTTATGTTATATAATCGTTATTGTGGAATCGCCTGAAATCAACTCATCGGAATGATAATAGTATAGTTCTCCTATCTTACTCTGCTGCATTTCCAATGGCAAACCACCTTGAAGGAATGTGAGAGGAACAGATGATACTACCCAGATGATGTCTTCATTTTCGGTTGTCCTGATGGTTATTGTCTGTCCAGAGAGAACACCTGAGAATTGTTGTAAGTATTCGACATTAACCTTGTTAGGGTCTGTGGTAGATAAAGCACCATAGTAAGAGAAAATGACATCTTCTTTTGTGTTCAGTTCTATCCAGTACTTCGCATTGTACATACCTCCCATTTCACCCTCTACGATGCCGAGAGGAATATGAGACTTTCCATTGCGCTCCACGATACGGAAAAGGCGGTGCTCAATGCTACAGATGTCGTTTCCGTTGTACTTGCCACGAATGGTAATGCCATATAGTCCTTCGTCTAAAAATGGTGGAAACTTGACACAAATGTCACTCGGCTCAACTTCACTATTATTTGTTCCGCTCTGAACAAAAGGCATTTTTTCTACACATTCTCCAAAGGCATCAGTAAGGTGTACTTCTAAATTACTGATGGCAGCTACGTCAATATCTTCCAACATCTGCTTATTCTTGCTGATGTAGGCTTTCTGAAGCTTGATGAAAAGGTTGAAACTGTTGCCTTTAACAATCTTATAAATATCCATATACGTATATATTATTATATAATAGGCAAAGATAGGCAGAATATACTCTACCTATCTCTTATCCGTTAACTTCTAAATCAAGCCTTTCCATCTGAGGAACTTACGCTTGCGGCTCGCCTTACCCTTCTTGCTCTTGCAGTTGGTATGATAGACACAATCCCTGAACAGGTCTCTGACCTTCATGTCATTGTCAACCAGTTTTGTTCTCTTGAACGTCTCGAATAGTGAGCGGTTCATAATCATCAGGTTGCCCTTCTGTGTAGGAAGAACATAGAAGATTTCTCCATTGTTCTTCTTGGATGCGTAGTCTGCCTTAGCCGTAGCTTGGCGGTACATGATTTCGCACTTGATACGTTTGATAATCTTTGTTACTTTCATAATCGTAATTATTTAGTTTGAACTATATGATGGTTGCTGCCGAAACAGAAACCTTTCTTGTCATTACTCTTGTCTGATAGGAAATCATCTTAGGCATTTCCATTTCATTGAAACAGATGTGGAGTCCGATGGCTCTGGTCATGAGCAAATCATCGTGTTTTCCGTCTGCCGCCTCATATACGGTTCCGTTCTTTTCGTAGGTGAGATATTCGTCTAAACATCTGCCGTCTCGCTCTACATAGAGTTGCTCACGGATAACCTGAACCAATACAGAGATAATCATAGGCTTGGTAGCTACGTTGGTATGGAATCCATATTTTACTGGAACCTTATTCTTGATGTCTGATTCACTCTGCTTTCGTGCATAGAGGTTATCATATACGTCCTTGATTTGATTCAGGATAAACTCAGACTGGTCACCACCTTCCAAGATATGCTCCTTGTCTTTCGTCTCCAAGGTGTTGGATTCAATAACCAATAGAGCATCGTTGTAGTATTTGGCTATCTGAGCAGCCTTCCATGCCAGTAAGTCCATATCAATATGCCCATACCATTGGGCTACCACATACGGCTTTCCACCTTCCATCATCCAATAGCGGTCGAAGACACAGATAACAGACCAGTCGGCATTCTTACTACGTCCACCAATATCCACTACGACCAGATAGCGGTTTATCACCTTGCAATCATCAAAGGTTTCAGGCTTGCTCCATATCCACAACTGACCCTGCTTGTCTTCACAGAATCTGACATTCTGCATACACTTCTTACCCTTATATCCGTCACCATAAACATCACCGATGAACTTAGGCGCACGGCATCCCTTGCGGAACTTGTCAACCTTGTCTTCGGCAAACACCTTAGCTCCTGAATGCTTGAATGCCTCAATATCATCGGTAGGGTAGCCAGCAGCCATATCGGCATGGTCGGTGAACTTCTTGCGCTCGGCAATATACCAGTTGATGGCTTCAAGTGGAGCACCAAGATTCCATAGTTTCCAAAGATAGGTGCCTGGCTCTTCTCGGTCTGACATCGTGTTGGTATTATTGCGGTTCTCGTATAGCCATTTGGCAAACTCTACTTTCTGTTTCTTGCTTTCAAATTCAAGATGATACATATCGTATATCTCGTACCAAGGAACAAAGAATGGCTCAAACTGAGATTCTCCCTTGACTGCTGCAAGCCACTCTTTGTGGAAGAAGTTGCCAGTACCATTGGCGGTGGATTCATAGGCAATCATCGTGTATGGTCTGTACAAGATACCATTGGTAGCATTCTGCACCACCTCTTCAGGAGATTTTCCGTCCGTCTTTTTCCACAAACCAACCTCGGAAAGGTGAACCAAGTTGTAGTCTTCACCATTGGCTGATAGCGGTCGTTCCATAGAACCCACCTTAATCTTGCAGAATCGCTGAGGAACTTTCTTTACGTTTCCTGATGTTCCCACACCCACAAACTTCGGTTCGTTCTCAGAGAATGCTTCTCCCATTTCGTAGAGGAACTTGGTAGGGAAGTTTTTCAGAGCTTCCTCGAACATTCCTCGGATTGTTTCTGCCGTGTCCTTGACCTGAGCCACGATGAGTGAGTTGAGACCCTTCTGCCACATGAGTTGCAGCCAGAGGAAGTACATCTGAATAACCGTTGAACCTCCCCATTGTCTTGCTTTCAGCAGGATAAGACGGATAGGGCGATTCTTCTTTCTTCGCTCTTCAAGCCACCTGAGCAGTCTTCGCTGCGGTCTTCTCAGTACAAAACGGAAGGGTAAGCCTCCACCTTTGGGTTTGATATAGATAAACGTCGCAAAGAAGAAGAAGGGGTCATGTTTCATTCTGATGCGAGTAAACTGCTCCACCAGTTGCTCCATTTCTTCCTCTATGTTGTATGGCTCGTCTATATCCTTGTGTAGTTCCTCAATTACCGCCTTGCAGCTACCGAACTCGATGAGCATCTTGACGAGCGGAATCTTCTTCATTGAAACTGGAAGCTGCTGGCTTTGAATCGGGAAGTCAGGAAGAAAAAGTAGGAATCGCTTATCTCCACAACCTTCACCCTTGATAGGATTGAATGGTGTGTTGATTTTCTTTATTCGTTTCTCGTTCTCTTGCAGGATGCCCAATACGTGTTTGTCGAGTGCATCAGTCAGTTTGGCGGTTACTTGTCTTGGCATAGCGGTGCATTTAGATAACCCCACAACAGACCAAGTACATAGCAATAGATGTGGACTCCAGCAGCCATGCAAGGGAAGAAGATTCCAACACTGATATATAGGAGAATGGTGAGATTGTATCTTACCTTATTCTCTACATAGGGGGCGATAAAGCCCATGTAAGCATAGATAAATCCGCTGAGACCGATGATTGGTACAGAAGATGCAAAAGGATAGCTTACGGCTATGAGATAGAATGCCACCATGTGACCGATACCGCAAGGGATTGCTCGGTAACATTGGTGAAACACATAGAGGTTGATGGCTGCATGAAAGATGTTCTGATGAAAGAAAGGGTAACTTAGTCGGTTCTGAATAGAGCAACCTTCATAGAGACCCATGCCATCATATCCTATGAGCGTGATACATATTATTATAATGTACCCTGCATAAAGCGCAATCTTCTCTGACGAAGTTCGTAGCATCTTTTCTTCTCCTCCTTCCTCACCCGATGAAGTATGACGTGCATGGATTTTGGAGTGAGATAGAAACTCGGTGCTTCCTGATTGCACACATGCCAAATGGCATCCATCTTGGTGAGAGAAGGATGCTCCTTGGAATAAATCTTGTATCTTCGGAAAATCTCCTGAAACATTGCTCTTTTCTGTGGATTCATGCTGCTGATGGATTTACCATTGAGCATATTGAGAATGACATTGTATGCTCGGTCGGAAGAAACCCAAAAACGTTTGCTTGGAGATTGCAAAAGTCTTCGCTCAATCTCCAAGATGCCTATATTGTCTCTTACTGATATAATCTTCTTGTAAGCCCTCAATATGTCAGCGTCACGTTCCTTTGTAAAGTCACATCGTGAGCCTTTATGTTTCATCTTATGAGGCAAAGATACAAAAATGTATTGAAATAACCAAATTAATCGGATATGATTAAGTATAGTTAACGGATAAGATTAATAATAAGTTGAAAAGCGTTACTTTTGGGCATTGATTTATAAATTTATACATATATATATGGACGAAAATACAAATACAGAGCAGAATGCTGGTGCTGCAAAACAGCAAGACACCAAGACCAAGAGAGACTTGGCTTTGGAGCGATTGAAGACCCGACACCCTGACACCGAGTATGCAGACGATGAGTCTATCTATGGAGCCATCAATGACGATTATGATGCCGACCAGAAGGCTTTGCAGGGATATAAGGATAACGAGAAGGCGATGGGCGATTGGCTGGGTAGTGACCCTGAGGCGGCTACCTTCCTTCAAGCGATGAAGGCTGGCAAGAGTCCTTACGCTGAGTTGATTCGCACGCATGGCGAGGATGCTATTGATTACTATTCTGACCCTGACAATGCGGATGAGATTGCATCGGCTCAGTCGGAGTTCTTGCAGAATGCTGCCAACGGCAAGAAGTTGCAGGAGGAGTATGACAAGAATATGCCTTCCAGCTATGAAGTCTTCGACAAGTTGGAAGAGAAGTATGGCGAGGAAGCGGTGAACAATGCTATCGACCAATGTTTTCAGACTATGCGCAATGTGGTGACGGGAAAGTTTACTGAGGAAATGATTACTGCGTTCATCAAGGCAAAGAATCATGATACCGATGTGGCTGATGCTGCCCATGAGGGTGAGGTTCGTGGCAAGAACAGCAAGCACGTCAAGAATCTTGAACTGAGAAAGAAGGGCGATGGTACTGCCGACCTTGATTCAGCCAATGCAGATACTAAGCCGACGGATAACCAGCCTGACTTTGGTGCGCTTGGCAGGGCTTCACGTAGGGGTAACATTTGGGAACGTGGAAACGAGAAGAGAACACGTATTCGATAATTCGATAAGGTAAAAAGATAAATTATAATGTTTAATTAATATTCAGAATAACAATGAAGAAAAGTACATTTAATCGGCTGCTTTCCATTTTTCTGATGGTTATGGCGGTTATTTTTGGAGTGAATGGTAATGTAGTCATGGCTGAGGCGGCTCTGCCTGATGGCGGTACGACCGAAAGTGGTCATGCTGCTGAGGCTGGCGGTGCTACTGCTGCCGATGAAGCTGGCAATGGTGGTGCGGCTCGTCAGGATGATGGTATCGCTACCGAAACCAAGGGTCGTGAAGCTTATAACGAGAAAGGTACGGAGTTCTATGAGAACGACATCAACGACAAGATTACCAAGATTCGTCCGATGGCTACTCCTGTTGACCAGATTTCACGCTATGCGACAACCAAGTCTGCAAGTTCGTTTGTGGTAGAATACTGGAGTATCGGCACTCGTCCTATCAAGACAACTGTCAAGGAGGACACCGTGAAGAGTACTGGTACATCTATGGTGTTGAAGGTGGAAGACCCTGAAATGTTCACACTGGATGATACTATCCGAGTGGTAGATGTGAAGGCAATTACCAACTATAAGGGTGTTGCTTATTCAACTATTAAAGATGCTCCTACTCCTGATTTGGAACTTTGTGTTTGCGGCAAGGATAATGAGGGTTATCCTATTGTGTTTGCAGTAAATGGTGAATTGGTTAACAAGCAGGCTATCGGCATTCCAACCTTGAAGAAGGGTCAGGTGCTTATCCGTATGGCGAAGAGTTGCGGCGAGTTGGATGTTCAGACTGGTCGTTTCAACAACCTTCCTGATTCTGAGACTCAGTTCTGTCAGAACTTTATGATTCAGATTGAGGAGAGTACCTTCAACAAGATTGCTGCTAAGCGAGTAGATTGGGACTTCTCAGACATAGAAGAGGATAGCATTTACGATATGCGCCTTGCAATGGAGGGCACTTACCTCTTCGGTGATATGGCTTGTATTAAGCATACTACCAAGAACAACTCTGCCCAGTGGTTCACTAAGGGTATCTGGTGGATGGCTGGTAAGGATATTGAAGTTGGTCATGTTGCAACTACTGATGATATGAAGAAGGGTTACAACAAGAATGAGCGAGTTATCACAGATTTGGAGTTGGTTGACATTTCCAAGGACTTGTTTGTTGGCACTGGCATCGGCAACAAGCGCAAGGTGATTATCGCTGGTTCTGACTTCGTGAGTGCATTCAGCAAGATTGATTCTGACAAGTTCCGCTTGAAGGACACCGTAGAGGTTTGGAACTTGAAGTTCAAGAGTTGGGAGACCGACTTTGGTGAGGTGCTGATGATTCACTCTGAGTTGTTTGACATCTTCGGTATGAGCGACTGTGGCTTTGCTCTTGACCCTGAGTTCTTGGTTAAGCGAGTACACTTGTCTTGGACTCGTAACGTGCTCGACTTGAAGAAGGCTGGTATTCGCAACACCGATGCGGTAGTTATTCAGGAGGTTGCTTGTCTGTACTTGAAGTACCCTAAGGCACACGCTCGTATGCGTCTTGCTGCGGTTCCTGCTACAGAGGGTACATCTGATACTGGAGAAAACAAGGCTGCTGCCTAAAAACAAGTAGTATTGCAAATTTATTCATTAAATAGTGAGGGGTGTGGGCACTTGCCCCATCCCTTTTTTAGTAACACATATATAATAAGGTATAGTCATGTTTAATAAATATCAAGCTGGTACAGATTTAGCATTTAGTGTCATGGTAGGTGATGAGAGAATGCGCATTGTCTTTGAGGGTAAAACGATGGGTAGTAGTATCTATATGACAAGAGACCCAAAGGTACAGAAAGCTATCGAGTCTCATTATTGGTTCAACGACAAGTTCTTCTTGGCTGAGTCTATTGACGAGAAGAAGGAAGCTGCTGAGGCAAAGAAGAAGGCTGCTGCCAAGGCAAAGAAGAAAGAGGCTGACGAGAAGAAGACACACGTAGTGACAGACGTTGAGGATGCCAAGGACTATCTGGCTGAGACCTATAGTGTGAGCCGTTCCAAGATGAAGACCAAGGAAGACATCTTGGCTATTGCTAATGAAAAGGGTGTTGAATTAGAAGGCTTAGAGTAATGAGTACGTATGCTGTATCTGAACTGGTGAAAGAAGTGAAGGTACTCTTGGACAGAAACCAAGAGTCTGCTGGCTTGCTGACTCCTACCGATTCTGATACCTTGTCGCAAGGCGAGTTGATTCAGAGTAAGATAGTAGATGCAGCAAGAATCATATTGAAGGATGCTCCTGCCAGTATGCTGAATGGTAAGACTTTCGATGGATTGAATACTGCTTGGGCTGAAACAAATGGTGCTTATGTGGGAATCGTCTATCTGCCTTCCGACATGATTAGACTCCTTGACGTGAAGGCGAGTGACTGGAACCGCTCGGCAGAGATAATCACAGAAGAGGATGATGCCTACAAGATTCAGTGTAGCCGATTCGGAGTAAGGGGGAATCCTGAACGACCTATCGCTGCGCTCATTCATAATAGCGGTAATCGGTACTTGGAACTTTTCACAAGCAAGAGTAATACGGCTACCGTATCGCTTACCTATGTGGGTATGCCTTTTATAAGTGAAGGTAATATTGTTTTGCCTGAAACATTGAAGGACTCTATCGTATATATGGCTGGCTATCTCACTTGCATCAGTCTTGGCGATACCGATACCGCAAGCGGATTGCTTGGAGTGGCTCGAAAACTGGCGCATATTGTTGAACCTACAGAAACATCATAAACTATGGCAAAGAAGAAAGAAGAAACAAAACTGCTATCGTTGAGCAGGGTGCTTGATAAGGAAGAACTTGATAGCGTGAAGGCATCCAAGAACCGATTTGACAAGCCATACGAGCGTGCTTTCTCTATCTTGCTGGAGGCTCAGCGATACTACAACAATATGGATAACTTCCGTAAGCGAAGACTGAGAAACAAGCGATACTGCTATGGAGACCAGTGGGGAGATACCATTGAGTTCAAAAGCAAGTGTGGCTTCAAAAAACGTATCAAGGAGGAAGATTATATCCGTGAGCAGGGTAGCGAGCCATTGAAGAATAACCTTATCCGTAGATTGGTGAAGAATGTACTGGGAGTATATCGCTCACAGAGCAAGGAACCGACCTGCAATGCCAGAGATAAGGATGAGAAACGATATGGCGAAACCATGAGCGTGGTGCTGCAATGTAACCGACAACTGAATCGAGAGACGGAATTGGATGCCCGAAATATGGAAGAGTTCCTGATAAGCGGTGTTGCTATCTATAAGAAAAAATATGGATGGCGAAGAGGTAGGTTAGATTGCTGGACGGACTACGTGAACCCGAACAATTTCTTCATAGACAACAATATGAGGGATTTCCGTGGTTGGGACGTGAGTTGTTTGGGTGAGGTGCATGACATTACCATCGGCAATGTACTGAGAGAGTTTGCCAAGTCTCCTGATGAGGCTCGTAAGTTGAAGGAGATATACCGGTTGGCGGCTAACCGTGATTTCGTGATTGCTGACTGCACTCAGCGATTCGGAGAGTTTGACCCTAAGACCATCGACTTTATGAATCCTGCCAACCCTTCGCTATGCCGAGTGATTGAGGTTTGGCGCAAGGAGAGTAAACCGAGATACAGGTGCCACGACTACAACAATGGCGATGATTTCAAGATAGACATTGAAGATAAGGCAGATATTGTAGATGCCGAGAATGCGGACAGAAGACAGAGAGGACTGGCTGCTGGTATGATGGAAGAGGATATTCCTCTGATTGAAGCTGAGTGGTTCATGGATGACTACTGGCATTTCTACTACCTTTCTCCTTTCGGTGATATTCTGAGAGAAGGCGAGACTCCTTATGCTCATGGTGAGCATCCATACTGCTTTAAGTTCTATCCGTTTATTGATGGCGAGATTCACAGCTTCGTGGAAGATGTAATTGACCAGCAGAGATACGTGAACCGACTTATCACGATGTATGACTTCATCATGAGGGCGAGTGCCAAGGGTGTGCTGCTCTGTCCTGAGGATTGTCTGCCAGACGATATGAGTTGGGATGATTTCTGCGATGAGTGGAGTAGGTTCAATGGTGTGGTGAGATACAAGCCAAACAAGAGCGGTCAGGTTCCTCAGCAAGTTGCCAATAACTCTACGAATATCGGTATCGGTGATTTGCTCAGCTATCAGTTGAAGTTCTTCGAGGATATATCGGGAGTGAATGGTGCGCTGCAAGGCAAACCAGGAGTATCAGGTACGAGCGGTTCGCTTTATGCCCAGCAGACACAGAATGCTACCATGTCGCTGCTTGATATTTTGGAGACTTTCAGCCAGTTTATCATTGATGGTGCTTACAAGACCGTGAAAAATATGCAGCAGTACTATGACGTGGCTCGTAACTTCAATATTGTTGGTAGGGAAGGACAGATTGTGCACTATGACCCTAAGAAGATACGAGACGTTGAGTTTGACATCAACATCACGGAAAGTACGGCTACTCCTGTTTACAGACAGGTGGCAAATGAGTTCCTTATGACCTTGTGGCAGAATCAGGCTATCACGCTGGAGCAGTTGCTGCAAGTAGGAGATTTCCCATTTGGAGAGGAGTTGCTGCAATCGGTTGCATCCAACCAGCAAGCCATTCAGAATGGTGAGACTCCACAAGGATTCTCTCCTCAGTTGCAAGCACAAGTGGCTCAGGCATCACAGAGCAATCCTAAGGCTCAGGCGATGTTGCAGCAGATGATGAGTGGTCAGGGGGTAAGTCCTGACGGATAGACCCCACCGCTTGCTGCTTAATTTAGTTATTAATTTAATAGATAATAGTATGATTGCAGATAAACCAAGCGACAAGGAATGGTATGGCAACGGAAAACCCGATACCAGCCAAGGTAGCAATCCCAATAATGGTATAGCTACGGAGACTAAAGGTAGGGAAGATAAGCCCGAACTTTACGAGAATGATGTACTCGGCAAGGTGTCGAAACGCAAGAAAAACGACATCTGGGCGAGGGGCAAAGAGAAACGAACCAAATATAAGGACGAATAAAGAAAGGAGGTGTTTTTATCATAATTGTATTTGTCTGATACTCAGATAGCTACAGGAATATTTGCGAGTTTATGGTGCTGCGTTGAAGATATTCTTATCTTTGCAGCATCATAAACTTTTAAATTTTATAGGTATGAATTTCATAGAGTTTGTTGAAAAGTATCAGCAGGATATGACTCCTGAACAGATGTTGAATATAGCTAAAGCTATTGGTAAGTATCTCTCATGCAAATTGAGCGATGTAGAGGTGCATCATCTTTGTGCGATGGTGCATGGTGTTTTGAGTGAAGAACATTTTGACAAGTACTTTGCTGATGATGCTATCAGTAAGATGTGGTATGAAGATGCTGATGGAACCAAGCACATGGCTCCTTTCTTCACGGATGAAGAGATAAAGGAGATTTTCGGCAAACATAAGGATGATATATCAGACTATACCATCTATGATTTGGCGGTAACTATGAATTTACTGAGGAGCGACCATCATGTTCTGCTGGAGCGATATAGTGAGGATGCAGAGGAGTTGAAGGAAATGGTAGTGTTGATGGCGATAGAATATCTTCAAGACCCAGACTGTTTGCATCCAACGAGCAAGATATGGCATAACATTAACGGATAAGATGATGAATTGAAAGGCATAGCTTATCTTTGCGTATTATTAATATTTAAAAAAAGATAAGTTATGTCTCCAAATGTACGTGAAGGATTGCAATATAGTGCAGCTATAGGAATGCTTTTGAGCGGTGTTGTCCTCACATTCCTATCATTCTTTCTTAACAATTATGTAGTGTCGGATGGTGTACTCTGGTACGTCAGCCAGACTTTGGTTTACTCTGGGGCGATATTCGGAGTAAACGTTTATTTCAAAACCAAGTTGGGCAACTTTGAAGCCAGAGTTAAAGACGAACTTGCGAGTATGATGAAACAAGTAAAGGAGGGTAAGTAATGAAGGTAACAAGAGAACAGATTTTGGCTATTATGCCGAATGCCAAGGATAAGGTGGATGATTTTCTGCCTTACATTAATGGTTATGCTGAGGTGTATCATATTGATACTCCTATACGTATGGCTCACTTCTTGGCTCAGATTGCTCATGAGAGTGGCGAACTGAGATATACCAAGGAACTCGGCAACAAGAACTACTTCCGTAAGTATGATGTTGGTAGGTTGAAGAATATGCTCGGAAACCTGAAAGATGGTGACGGGTATAAGTATCGTGGTAGGGGATTGATACAGATTACAGGCAGGGCGAACTATCAGGCTTATCAGAATAGCAAGCACTGTACTGGTGACATCATGGAGCATCCTGAATTACTGGAGAAGCCTTTGGGTGCAACCAAGAGTGCGATGTGGTGGTGGTGGAAGCACGACCTGAACGAACTGGCTGATAGTGATTGTTTCGTGGCTATTACCAAGACCATCAATGGTGGAACTAACGGCTTGGAATCAAGGCGAAAGTTCCTAACAAGAGCAAAGAAGGTTTTCAATGTTTAGCCTATGAAAACAAAGTGGTATGATACTTATTTTTGGCAAGTAGCACTCTACGTGATTGGTATCTTGCTGGTGGCATTTCTTCTGTCGGGATGCAAGTCTTCGTTCCACGCAATGAAGCCAGAAGTCTCACACTATGAAACTGATAGTTTCACGTCTAAAACAAAACAGAACGTCCTGAGGTGGGATTCTATCGTTAAGCGTGACAGCACCTATGTAAGGGATAGTGTGGCAACAAGGAAAGAGGGAGATACCATCTTCGTAGAGCGATGGCATTGGGAATATATCTATGATTTCTTCAAACTGGAGAAGATGAACTTGGAGAATAAGCAGGATATGGATTTCCGATTTATCGCAAGGTCAGATACAATCAGGGTTCCCTATCCAGTAGAAAAACAACTCTCCAAGTGGGAGCAGTTTCAGTTGAAATACGCTATCTGGTCATTTGGAGCACTCTGTGTCTTGTTAGTCGTTTTAGGTTATAAACTCTATAAAAAGATAAAGAATGGCAAATTTCACATTCACAATCACAAAAAGTGACATCTATGAGGAGGTGGCAAAGACTACTGCCTACATAGGAGGAAAGAACTTGGATAAAAACGGAAAAAGTCTGTATGACCAAGTGTTTGTGACGGAAGCTGATAGAGAAATGCTGGAAGGCTTTTGGAAAGATTCCATTGATGATGTTTCCGTAGCCTTGGAGAGTATTCTTGGATGGCAGAAATGTGAATCAGACAGCAACGAGGTCTTTGGTCTGAGATTAAGCAGCCTTTTTAATGAGAGTTTATTTAAGATCTTAAAATCAACGGTTTTTAGTTATGTAGTCAACAAAATAGTAGCAGAATGGTGCTCTGTAGTCTATAAGGATAAGGTAGAAGATTATCTCTCCAAGGCAAACGTTTTGCTGCTAAAGATTGACGCAATCATTTATACACGTAAAAGACCAACAAGATAGGAGGATAGGATATGAGGTATTGTAATAAAGAATATAAAGTGATGATAGAGTTGGAAAAGAATGAGTTGGTATATGACATCAAGAATACTGCTTTTTCTTTTGCTGACTCTTATTCAAAGCAGAAAGATGTAGATGCCAAACAACTAAAGAATGTGTTTGACGTATCAGAGGAAGGAAACAGAGATAAGTTAGCAAGGATTCTTGACTCAGCAGTAGAGGATTGCAGAGAAATGCTTTTCCGTTTCACCAAGGTGGAAATGCTCGGTGGCGGCTTTGATTCTAATGAGTGGGAAGATTGTATTGGTTCGCCTACTAATGAAGAGGAAGCCTATTACTTGGCGATGAGGATGCCACAAGGTTTCTCGAAGACAAGTGTGCATACCATGACGGTATATATTCATGATTACATTGTGAACCAATGCTTATATGAGTGGCTGATGATTGTTTATCCTGATGGTGCTGATAGGTTCTGGGCACTCGCTGAGGATAAGAAGCAGAAGATTAAGGAAGCAAGCAATCGGTCGGCTGGTAGGGCAAGAATTGCTTTGCATCCATTTTAAAATAAATAAAGGGTAGCTATCCATCACGGACTGCTACCCTTTAAGTTTTTATAATGAAAAAGAAAATTATTATCTAAGTTTATTCTGCAATCTCTCTTGGAACTCAGCAGATAGACCGCTTATAGATTCGTTTGTGGCAAGGTTGCCAATAAGTGCAATCCTGAAAAATTTGTATGGAGAACCAGCCATTCCTCTGAGATACTCGTTGATTGATGTCTTAATGAGATACCAGTCGAAGAGGTTATTACTTCCATACAAAACCATAGCACACTTGCCATTTGTTTCTTTTCGGAAATATCCTCTTGCTATGCAAGTAAATATAGTCTTGTAAACCTCTTTGTCGCTTATAGTAAGAGGTCTGCTGCAAAGGAAATAAGGAGTATTGGAAGATGGTTCTTCTACATATACATTCAGAATCTTGCCTTCCTTATTGGTAGCGTATGACTCAGGGTATATGTTAACTCGCTTGCTGAACACATTCTTCATTGTTCCCCACATCTTACTCTTCAACGAATAAACGTAAGCGTATGCTTGGTTCGGGTTAAAGACAATGATACGATTATCGTAGTAGTCGTAAATCATATCAGCCGATTTGAGATAGTCCCTGAAACGAATGTAACTTATCTCTTCTGACATTGTTTCGTTGGTGGCTATAATCTGATTAGCATATTTCATATCCATGAAGTTGAATGGGCAACCATCAAGTTGGTCTGTAATACAGATAGAATTTCTGCCTTGCTGCATCATGATACCTCGATTGGTTGGATAGAGTACTGCATCATCTATCTGCAAGATTCCGTTAGGATTGGAACAGATTTCTCGGTTGGCTGGTTGGCGAGCCACATAGGTTCCTTCTTCACCCAGCATCAACACCCATACTCCTTCATCTGTAAAAGCGTAGAGTGGAGCTTCACCAAACTGACCTTCGCTGATTGGTCGGGTGTTAGCTGCCAGTGCTGAGATAACGGATGAACCTACTTGTACGCTATTCTTTGCTGGGAAGACTAAAGGATTTTCCGATTCGCTGACTTTGATTAAGGAAGCAAGTTGTTCTATTTTCGCTCCATCGGAATTGCATTTTTGGGAAGCTTCATCGTAAAATTCGCTTGATGTTGAAGTAAAGGTGTCGCTTCGCCTTCTTGTTAACACATTTCCTTTCTTAGAGAGTTCAAATTCTTGCATAAAAGAGAATATTCCATTCTCTGCATTAAATATATAATACGACATACCAAATGTTTCTGATTGGTGAAGGTTGATGTTTCTAAATCCAATCTCGTCCATGAGTTTGCCTTTGTGTTTGATGTACAATTTGGCACTTTTTGCATCTTGAAATGGGACTACAAATATAGGATTTAAAGGGTATTGCACAGTTGCTTTATAGTAATACTTGTTATCAATGATAGCAATAACCTCTGCCGTATCAGAATTCATTTTTCCATAGTCGTACCAACCTTCGTCTGTCAATGGGACGTCCATATAATTTCCAAGTATTGTGTTTACTTTCTCAACTGGGAAAGAAGTGTCTGATGAGTTGAGTTCAAATTTATATATTGGGTTTGGTGAAAATATGTCGTTGATGTAGTTTTGTATGTTAGCCAAGTGAAGTCTATTGTTGTATGCTATAGCACAAGAACTACCAATAGAGGTTCGCCCCATGTCTGCAAGCGACAAAGATTCTTCTGTTCCCTGCACATTCAACAAATCAATGTCTTTTCCAAGGTCTTCTTTTGTTATATAGATGGAATGATAAAAGGTAAGGTTATCAAATTCCTTGTATAATGAAGACTTTTTTAAGCGTTCAAATGTAATAGTACCTTTTCTTTTTTTAAAATTATTAACCGTTTCCGTTGATGTAGTGTCATACCCTTTATCTAAGTAAAGAAAATCAGTTCCTTTTGTTAGGAAAACATCTACTCCTTGAACAAAATCTTCTATACCAGTTAGGTCGATTTGAACATTTATCCGATGTCTGTGAATATAGCCGCTGGCACGAACAAATTTATAGTATTCTATATCTTTTATTGTCTCTTTGTCGGCGTTATAATAAAAGCTGTTATTTAGATTATCCTTTGGACAAAGAACGAACAAGTTTGAAATGTTACTATAAGTTCCATCGTATAGTCTCAAAGCAACTACTCCAAATACTATATATTTGAAGTAAGTATTCCCATGTTCACTCATAGCCTTATTAATCATTGAGTCAATGGCATTCCAGATTGTTTTAGTTCCATTTGGTTTGGTTCCTTCAAAAATCAAATTATCGTAATCTTGCGAACCAAAAGATGTCGTCCAAAAGCAACCTTGAAAATCATCACCAAGTTGAGCTATGGCATCAACTTCAACTCCTGACGTGTTTGTTACGGAAAAAGTATAGTTGAATGCGTTCTTATTAAAAATATTGTAAGAATCTTTATTCCAAAAAGCATAAAGTATGTTTTTGTCTCCTACAAAGCAGATAATATTTCCTATAGCAGTAACTGAGTTAACCTTGAAGTCTCCGAGGTTTAACTCATGAGGTGTTCCGTCTCCTCCCTTTTCTGTCCAGTACCATGAATAAGGAGAACTGTTAGTACAATTCACAATATAGTGTGAATGATTTTTGTTTTCATGTGTTACATTATGTACGTACCTAATGGAACAGGAATCGTTAGGAAGTGTGATATTCTGCTCTGCCACTACTGGCTGGTGGATAGGGTGTAGTGCCCCATCCTCATTGATGAGGTTGAGGCAGGTTGCCAACTCCCCATCCTGACAATCATAGTCGGATGGAGAGTTGGTGAGTCCTGTGAAAATTACTTCTTGTCTTGTTGCCATGTGCTTGAATTTAAGTTTGGTCGCATGATTTCGTAGTATGGCTCGCCTTTGCCTGACTTGCGTGGAATGCAGGTCAGGCGAACCATTCTATTGAGCGGAAGATTGTAATCATCAAGGATGGCGGTGATGGAAGGAAGGTCACTTCGGAATCCCACCTTCTTATGCTCCTGATTGAATTGAAGCTGAGTGAAGGCGGTGTTTGACTTGCAAAGTTCTTCAAAGTCCTCACGCATACAGAATCCGTATGTTCTTCTGTCTGATAACCTGAACACGAAGACAGAGTAATCTGTACGTACCTTTTGCATGATATGGTCGTAGATACCCTTGGAGAGTGTGACAGAGTTCGCTCTTCCGTCCAGTATCACAAAATTGTTGCGATGCCTGAAACCATTGACTTTATCTATTATATATTTGAATTTCATTTCACAAAAATAATAAGTAAATTGATAAGATATGTATTATCTATTAACTTTATCTCTGATACTACTTATTTGCCAGTTCCTTCGCTTCTTCAAGTGATACAGGCTTTCCGCTAAGAGGAATACGGAAGTCGAACTTTGAACGGAAGGAGTAGTAGCCTACGAAATCGAAGCTCTGTTTCATTCTCTCATCGGTTGTGATGTACTTCTTGTAAGCCTTCACTTCCTTTTCTGAGCGATAGATGGTAGAGTTGACGAAGTAAGAACTGGTTCCCTTGTTTGCGATAACTGCAATAAAGAACTGCTTGCCAAGGAATTTCTCCTTGATACGTTGGATAATTGAGATTTTCTTTGTATTCATATTGTTAATCTGATTAATTATTATGATGAGTGCAGATAGGCTGCACTATACTATTCCGCAAGATACGATACAATCTTCTTTGTTGATACCTCGATAGTATTCACATCGCTGGCAAGCAAGACTACCAACCATCAGGATTTCGTGAGTGTATCTGCCTTGTATGGCGAAAGGGCATGGAGTGGTGTACTCGAAGTGCCCTCCTATAAATTCGTTGACGTTATATTTTGGATATTTCATTGGTTATTTTGGTATATTTGAAGATTTTTGTAGAATTTTCTTGTGACAGAAAATATACCGCTTCCTGTTCTTCCGCATGATTTCGGCTCAGGGCAGAAACCTCTATATACACATTGAGGAACGCAAGCGGATGCAAGCAAAGGTTCGATACATGCCAATTCTTCAAGAACAAAGTACCACACTACTCTCGTTTCGTTGGATGCCTTGTTGCAGAGTCTCAGCTTCGAGATATTGATTATCTCCTGAGCATTCAGGGATAATTGCAAGTTGACCAAATCATCCTGCCGCATATCGTGGCGAGATACCTTGGAGCCAGTAATATCTGGTCGTGATGTGGAAACGAATGGCTGAGCATGGACGTGGCGAACAAAGTGATTGCTCACCCAGTATGGTATGCCATACATTTTAATATCAAACTCCAATTCTCTGAGCGGTGAATGTTCGCTGAGAATCATCTGTTTTTTGAACTCATCGCTTGGCTCACGTCCTAACGATTTCTTGCCTTGCGTAAACCGAGCGGCATCTACAACACGCTGCCAGTCGGTTACTCTTGTAATTTCTATTTTCATTATTCTATTTTGCAAATTATCTTATTAACATTACATACTTGACTGTTACCTTTTTCGGACAAGAATATGGTAATTGTTCCATGGCTCTTGCTTTTCGACCAGCCTTTCTTGCATTCTATTGGTATTGTTCTATAGCCATTAGCAACAATCATACAGGTGTCCTGATAATCATTGCTAATTACGATATGCTTATGCTCAGCATCTGTCTTGCCAGCACAACCAGCAAGTAATATCGCATACGCTAATAATAGTTTTTTCATACGCTTTTATCATTAAGAAAGTCCTCTACATCAAGATAATCAATACCAAAATTCTCGGCACATTTCTTATCTGAGTCGGAGAAATTTTCAGGTTTACCACTGGCGTCGCCTATCATTATCATTTGGCTTTTATCATTCTCGCCAAAGTATTCTTGTAAATGTTCTAACATTCCTATATTTGGCTTTCTATCCTTGTTATCTTTATCTGTAGAAGCACAGTATAATCCAGAGACAATTACACTCGTTTTCATACTACTAAATTTAGGTATTCTGGTTCCTAAATATGAGCCAACAAACTGGATAATACATTCAAACTTTGTCTCAAAGTCTCTTTTTGAGACAAATTGAGGTATCCCTCCTTGATTGGTAACAATACCTACCCAAAATAAATTTGGCATCCTTCTTGCAATTTTATCCAAAACTTCTTTTCGGATAATGAAATCAGTGCAATCTTCAGGAAACGTCTTCCCCGATGCCGTTTTAATCAAAGTACCATCCAAATCAATGAATAGTACGGTCTTATCAACTAATATATTCATAACTATTCTTCTTTAAGTTCTGCCACATCATCGCCAAGAATATCCTTGATTTTCTTTTCGATGAACTCATCAGAAGAGAGTTCTTTTATAAGGGCATCAATATCTGGTAATTCTTCATCAATCATATCCTCTTGCTTTATAGAGGAGGCATAGTCCTTTAGTGCTTTCACCCAAGGGCTATTAGCCATATCTGCCAATGAATCCTTTTTGCTTTCATAGGCTTTCTTCAACTCTCCATTGTCACGGAAATATCTTAGCACTTCCGTCAATGCAACAATAAAATTCTTGTCCATCATCGGGTTATTCCTTGCATCTTCCAATTTAATCATCAGGAAGAGTAAAGATGAATATAAATCTGTTTTCTTCATACGCTACTTCTCCTTATCGAATTTGTTGCCTACAACATAAACTTCAATTAAATTAACAAATGGCTCGTAATTGTCAACTTTATCTAAACTCCTGAAGGCAAACGTTCCTTCTTCTTCTATATAAACTATCTCATAGAGATTGTCTATACACAAAAGGTCATAGTTATCATTCACTATATCACCTTCCCAAATCTCATTGCCTTTGCAATCTTTCATCCCTGTGAACTGGCAGACGGTTTCAGGATCAATCAGATGCACTCCACTATAACAATCTACGCCGTTTTCTCTCGTAAACCCAAATATATTCAAACCTCCGTCTAAAGAATGAGCCAAATCTCCTTTAACCCATTCTCCGTTGTCAAGACGTTTTGCCTTGAACTTTATGTTTCCTATTTTCATAAGCTAATTCTCCTCTCCGTAATACTTTTTTGATAAGCCGTTGAATCGCTCATAGTTCGGCAGCTTTGGTGAGATTTCAAACTTCATCGTTCTCACATCATACCCTCTATCTATCATTTCTTTGACAAACTCTTTGGTGAATACCTTATCGAAGAGATAATGAGCATCTGCTTGGGTCATAAACCCTATAGGGTAATAAGCCCCAACGCAGTTCTCTTTCTTATCCCAGTATGCCGTTAGTTTTTCTTTCTTTCTAAGAATCATACGCTATTTTTTTACCAATATTTACCAATTAAATAACCGATAACTCCACCCATAAAAGCTATAAATAGAACTGCTATGGTAAGTACAATATAAAATCCAAACATGACTATATTTCTTTAAGTTCTATGTGATTCTATAAACTTCGTGAAATCTATAGGGAACTTTTTTTTAAGTTCTCTTTCACGTTTACGTCTCTCCTTCCTTGTAGGTGGAGGAACGTACTCATCTAAGAAAGCAAACGTTTTCTTGCAATGAGCATTTAATACTGGAATATATTCATCCAATAATGCCTTTAATAATTCTTCCATATCAATCTTCTTTGAGTTCGACTGGCTCATCATCAAAAGTTAAATCTCTTCCGATGAGTTTCTTGATGCTACCACTACAAAGAGAAATCTCAGTAAATGTATCTTTCCAACCATAATAGTTATCTTCATCCGTCACTCTTATTGGCTTACTCATTGAGATAAATTCTCTTCCTTGTTTTGTTACTGCCACCCATGCCATAACTATTCCTCCAATTTTAAATCAGTTCCACCATTTAGAGAAGTTTTAGGAACTCCTCCACTTTATCATTATAGTCTTCAGGATAAAACTTCTTTATTATAGCCTTAGCCTTCTTTTTATCAATACCAGCTTCTATGCAAAGTTCCACTGCTAAGTAGTTGTCTTGAATAAACACAATTACAGAAAGGATAACTTGCCACTGACCTCGCTCGAAGTCTGTAATGCTGTCATCTTTGAAACGACCTAATGCTTTATCGCACAGTCCACACACTCTAACCATTTCTTTTTCAAGCTGCTCAAAGGAGTACTGCCTCCAGTGATATGTAAGGTAGCTTGCGCTACCCAATGCTTCTTTAACTTTATTATCCATAACTATTCTTCCGTTTTTATATAAGGACAAACAACTACCTTTCGATAGTGTTTACATTCATCCTTGTAATCACAAATATCACAAAAACAATACGCCATACTATTCTACTTTTATACCAAATGGTATATCATCGGTAAAGGTATAATCTTTCATGAGACTATAAAAGGACCAGCCGCTATTTCCACTTAATGACATATAATCGCCGTTATCTACAGCAGTAATTAAGACATAATATCCATCTTTTTTGTCTTTCACCCAACCGAACGGCTGATGCTTCTTCATCTCAGTCCAACATTCTTCTACATTGGCAAAAGGGCGATACTTTGACTCCGGCTTGATGCGATAAAAGCTTGAATTATAGTCAAAATGTGGTAGCATAGCAGTTTTCCACATTTTTGTAGTCTTATCAAAAATTTCAATTTCTTTTCCTTCTGCGTATGCCTGAATAATAGGCAGCATTTCTTTCGCTTGATTTCTATTCATACTCAATCCTCCAACTTTTCAATAGGTTTCCAATGAGTGATACGAGCCATTCTCCCATTCCACAAGATGATGAAGTCATTACTATCTTTTGGTTTGGTATTGCATTCCACTCTTCTGTCTTTGAAAATATTATCAGGAGCCATCTTGCTTGTTACAAAGACTTCTTCTCCGTAAGGTGGCAACCCATCCTCAACAGATACCCAGTCAGACTTATTTACTTCTACACCAATCAAAGCAATCTTACTTGCTATATTTGCTAACGTTAGGCTTAAGATGGCATCATCAGTGCTGCTCATAGCTTCTTTGATACGGGTTAAAGTATCAAGTGTCAGCTCTTTAACTTTCTTCTTATCCATAATTACTTTGATTAAATATTATTTCTTACTCATCCTCCAACTCTTTAAGTGCCAAGACTAACTCATTTTGAATATGAATTGCAGTGCCTTCACTTATTTTTATTCTTTTAGTTCCTAATATCTTAGAAACATTATTAATATGAATTATCGCTTTTTCTTTACTCATTGCTTACCATCCTTAATTCTTTACAATAGTAATTTCTACAGCTCTACAAAACGATGCTTTAAGCTCATTGATTACCTTTACTGGTATATACTTCTCATCTACAGGAACAATATAAGTTTCCTTACCTATAACCGCACCCCCATCAGGATTTTGGTCTGTGAATGTTATTGCTATTTTCATATTCTCTTCTTTTTACCCTCTCCCTTTTACAGGAGAGGGTGGTTAGTTACTTAGATGGCTCAGTATATGATACTGGCTCCCATACATCGTAAGCTGTCAGCAAAACTGGAGCAATAACAGATGGGGCGAAGATGATAGATGCTACAACATCTGGAGCATTCAACTCGTAGTTAACACCTTCTACTTTGTTTTCCTTACTAGCCCAGCCATAAGGCTTTGCTGTAATCGTAGAGCCATCTTTCTTTTTAAAAGTCTTCTCGCTAGAGCAAGAAGCGAACAAACTTGCAACGACTAAGGCTGCCAAAACAATCTTTTTCATATTACTATCTATTTATATCCTTTGCAGGATGGTTAATAATCTTCTACCTCTACAAACTTTCCGTTTTTAAGTCGATACCAAGTATCAGCCTTGATGTTTTCGCCATCAACGTACTCTGTTTTAACGCATGTCGGTACATAGCGACTCTTCTCATTGTTCCATTTCCATTCTGATAGTGTTATCCATGAACCTGCTTTTGCTTTTGCTATAGAGTTGTTACCAGCGCACATGATAACAGAATTTTCTCCAGTGCTATCAATCTTAGCAGAGTCGCCTGATGAACCAATCTTAGCAGAGTCGCCTGATGAACCAATCTGAGCATAGTCGCCTGATGAACCAATCTTAGCATAGTCGCCTGATGAACCAATCTGAGCAGAGTAGCCTGATGAACCAATCTGAGCAGAGTCGCCTGATGAACCAATCTGAGCATAGTCGCCTGATGAACCAATCTTAGCATAGTCGCCTGATGAACCAATCTGAGCAGAGTAGCCTGATGAACCAATCTGAGCAGAGTCGCCTGATGAACCAATCTGAGCATAGTCGCCTGATGAACCAATCTTAGCATAGTCGCCTGATGAACCAATCTGAGCAGAGTAGCCTGATGAACCAATCTGAGCAGAGTCGCCTGATGAACCAATCTGAGCATAGTCGCCTGATGAACCAATCTTAGCATAGTCGCCTGATGAACCAATCTGAGCAGAGTAGCCTGATGAACCAATCTTAGCAGAGTCGCCTGATGAACCAATCTTAGCAGAGTCGCCTGATGAACC